CCATTAATTGATTTTATTTCTTCTATATCTTTATACGCTTTATCAATAACATCTTGTTGGCTTGTTACAGCATCATTAAGTTTTTGGTTATTAGCTTCTGATGTGGCAAGATCAGCTTTTAAATTTGTAACATACCAAAAACCGACGGCTAACACTATAACAATACCACCAATAATAATTAATTTAATTGTACCAAACATACTATCGTCTTGCTAGTTTTATCATATCTTTATATTTCTTAACATCTTTTTTATTCACCACTGGTTGATCTGTAGATACCATTGCTCCTGTTGCATTTGCTGGAGCTTCTTCATCAATATCTTTAAGATATTTCTCTACTAATATTTCTTCTTCGATCAATGATAAATCAAGTTCCATTAATCTATTATAACGATCTTCCATTAAAGATGTAGTTCTTGAATCCGATTCATAGTATTCTTTAACAAGGAATAGTGCAGAAACTAAACTTTTTAATTTACTTTCTCCACCAGGTAATTTATTGATAATACGTTTCATATTAAATACTAATCTATGCAAATAGGTATAAGCATCATGTTCCTTAGTACCACTAAGTTGTGATGTTTTCTTTAATGCTTTACCTTTTTCGTCAATAATTCCAAGTTTATACGCATCGGTATCTTTGAAATTTTTAACGAGCATTGATAATATTCTAAATGCTATTACGTTATCTACAAATTTTGCCATTAAATATCCCTAAGTGTACTAATAATGAATTCATCTAATTCTATTTCTGATAACTTTACTTTATACGGTGGAACTTCATCTGGCATTCTTTGAAGGAATACTAGAAAAGTTGCCAAAATATAATAATGTTCTGGATCTGTTTTAGAAAAAAGCATGTTCGTAGTATTATCACCAAATAAATTGTAAAGTACAATTAAATGATTTAGTATTAAAGTTTCCTTTAGATCTAAATCAGAGTGATATCGAATAAACAGCTTCTTTAAATAAACAAATCTTTTCAAATCATCATTAAACTCTTCAACCGTATAACATTGGCTATTGTCATAATGATTCATTGCATATGTTATAAAGTTTTCTTCAGTCAATAGTTGATTCATAATTACTTTCAAAAAGAAAGGGGAGGATTACTCCCCTTATATGTTATATACTATAGGTTAACAGTTACTAGAACAGCAGAAGAAGTTACATCAGCTGCACCAACAGATGATACAACAACTCTGTAAGAGTATCCATCTAAACCAGTAGTAGGATCAATAACCAAAGTAGCTGCAGTTTCACCAACTTCATTTACCCAAGAAGCAACTCCACCATCATTTTGCCATTGGTATGTAACAGTTCCACCATTATCAACAGTAGCAGCTACAGTAAATGTTGCTGGATCAGGATCAGTAACTGTTTGTAGTAATGGTTGTGTATTAATAGTAATTACTGGGTCAACTGTAATAACATCTTCAGCATCTCCAGAAATAGCATCTCCAGTACCCATAGCAACTAAACATTCAGCTTTATGACGTACATTTGCTTGAGCATCTGTATAAGTAGAATATTTCCACCAACCAGAATGTGTTAAGCCTTTAGCTTTGTTAGCTGGGGTTTGAGCTTCTTCAGCAGAAACAAATACCACATCAGCTGGATCTAATTGAAAAGTGTGAACTGTGCCAACACCTAAACCAGTTAAATTTACTAAACCAGTTACTGAAGGTGCAGCAAGTGCATTTACTTTAGAATCATACAGAGTAAATACATCAGCTGTTGTTCTACGTACAAAGTATGTAACACCTGAAGTTAAACCTGTGATTTGTGTGCCACCGCCATTTGTATAAACTACTGAATCACCAGTAGCATAACCATGACCAGCAAAAGTGATTGAATCATCACCTAAACTAACAACATCAGCAGACGAAGCATCAAAAGTGATTTTTTCAGTTAACCACTTTGGCTTTCCTGCCAAATTTTCTACATTATTCCATAAAGACATAATAATTTCTCCTTAACGTCTATTGTTTGGTAAATTTAAATTGTGAACTGGGATACCACCGTCATGAACACCCGCCCCTTTATTTCTAGCACCTGATTTAGAACCACTAGGTCTGCCACGGCCTCGTTTTTCTGTAGATTCAGGTTTCTTCTCTTGTTTCTCATCATCACCATCATATGAACTACCGTAAGTTCCTTTATGAACTGTACTTTTCGGTTTGTTTGCACTATCAGACTTGGCTGTTTTTGCATAATGATCTGAATATGCATAATTAGGATCTGATTCGCGTTTAGCTTTTGCATCAGCCTGTCTATCAGCACCAGTATATTTTTCTACCATTGATTTAAATTTATTAAAAGATACTGGTGTTGTTTCATCTAAATCAAAGTCTTCATTCTGTTCAACTTCTTCATTAAATTTTTGTAACTTTTGCCTTGCGTCTTTCTGATCTGGCATCTTGTTAATCCACCTATCTCTAGTTGAATATAGTTTTTGTAATACTTTTTTCTTAATATTATTTGGCATACGATCAACTGCTCGTTTATTGTAAGGATCAGTTAACAATACAAAAAGCATTGGAGCAGTTGCTAGTGCCCCAAGACCGCCTAGAGTTAAATACATTTTAAGCATTTCTGCTATTGAAAATGCTTCGGCTGGGCCTTCATTTAATGATTCCATATTTTCTAAATATACATTATATAATGCTTCTTCATTTTGTGTTTTAAGTGCACTTGCAACTTTTGGATGATGTTGAAGTTTAGGATGTAGTTTATCCATAGCTTTTGTAGCACCCGTCATATTACCGCCAGCATATCTTTTATCTTTGGCAATACCAATACCTTGTTTAACTAATTGAGGAGTAATCGATTCATCCATTTCAGCATCTTCAGTTTTAACTTCTTCTTCTACTTCTTTTGATTTCTTTTTATCCCGTAATGCTTTAAGATCAGACGCTTCAATTTCACCATCACCATCAACATCTAATGCTTTTTGATTTGGATGTTTAACTGTTTCTTTTACTTTCTTAGTTGTGGCACAACTACTTTCTTTTATAAAATCATTAAAACCTAGCATATGACTTTCCTTTTTAATAGTTTTCTTTGCTTTTTTATCAGCTTGTTCTTTATCAAACATTGCTTTACGTTTAGATGCGGTTGATTCATCAACTTCAGATTCATTTGTAAGTTTATTTGCACGATGTTGGTTATGACCTTTAGCCCATTGTAAATGTTCTGCAGAATCTTTTGGATGAGGATTTTCTGAATATTTTTTACCAGTTTTTGCAGCCTCAGCTCCTTGTAAAAATCCTTTTTTATATTCTTCTTCCATTCTCATTCCTTTTATTTTTTGCACAGTTTGATTATATGATGCTTTAGCTTTAGATTTTTTATCAGAAGCATTTTGTGTTTCCGTTTCTCTTGCATTAGGATTAACTTTAACATTTTCAGTTTTTACTTCTTCTGGAACACAATTAGGAACAGTCTTACCATTTTTCTTTTTAGTTCCTACTGCAGTGTAACCTTTCCAACAAGCTTTAGCCAAATCTTTATTTGTAGATTTATCTACTTCTTTTATACTGCCGACTTTATCTGTGCCATTAGGTTGTATAACACCCTCATCCTTTTGTGCAGCATAATTTGCAGCATGGTTTACATCTACTTTATCATTATTACCTTCTTTAATACCTAATGTATTTGATAAATTACCGGTATGCATTGCATATTTACTTTTAGGATTTTTCTTATATAAACTATTCATATGTGCTTTGGCTTTAAAAAGACTATCATGTTTACCAAGTACTTTTTTAGCATTTGTATCCGATACATAAACATGACTTGATGATTCATTTGATAATTTGTAAAGAGGTGTTCTACCCGCTTCACGTTCTTTTTTTACATATTCATCTCTAGCAGCAACAGACTTTTTAACATGGTCTGCATATGCTTTATCACTCACCGGTTTAATATTTTTTCTATCTTGGATTTTCTTTAATATATTTTGAATCTTTGTGTGGGGTGATACCTCGTGTAATTTTTCTACATCTTCTTTTTGTGCACCATAATATGCTCCTTTAGCCATTTCAATCCTTTCTTTTTTAGATTTAGTAGCAAATTTAGGATCATCTGAATTAACAAAGTCACTAATCCATTTATCGATAGGATCGGCTTTACTCAAAGCTTCGTTAATTATATTCCGCATATCTTTAAAAGTTTTCATTGTTGATTCCAGTATTCTTTTGTATATTTATTTAAATTAACAGTTCCATTTCTTAAGAGCTAACGCTTTACGAGTAGGTCTTCCTTTTTCATCTTTCATTGGTCCATCAACTCCACTCATTCTAGCACAAAATGATTTACGTCTTTTTGCATCTTTGCTACCTGGCTTTAATTTAGAAGGTTTTGTTGTTACAGCAGTTTGCAACTTACTCCCAGGATTTTCTCTTCTATGAGCATCAACTCCTTTTTGTGTCAATCCACCAGTAGAACTTTTATGTCCTTTAGCATCAATAGCTGCTTCAGTTAACCATTCATTAAATGTTAACATTAGAATCCTCCGATTGATGAACCTTTAGTGGCTTTTTTATGAGCCAATCTAGCAGTTTCAATCTTACGTACACGTGGCACCAATTTCATAGCTATACGTTTAATCAATGGTCTGCGTTTAACTAAAAGTCTTTCAATTCTTTCTTTTTCGCCAATTGATAATTTATTCAATGGTTTTTTAGCTAATCGTTTTTTCATTAATTTAATAGCTAATCTGCCAGCTCTTCTATTAATAATTGGCATCGATGAGTGTCTCTTGAGAGCAATCTTTAATTTACGACCACGTTTTGCTTTAGTTCTAGCAAATCGAATTCTAGCTCTAATTCTTTCTGTTTTAGAAAGCACTTCCATTAATTCTTGAGATTCCTGAATGTCTTCTTTAATTTCTTCTCCAGTTTCATCATCAACAATAGCTAGTTCATCATCGTCATATAAATCATAGATATCTTCTTCATCGTCTATATCTGCAATCATTTTATCGATTTCTTCTTCTGGAACGTCTTCACATGGAATACGACATGGGTTTCCGTCTTCATCTTCTTCAAAGAATGGATCAAATCCTTTATCTTGAGCATATTCATCTGTGTGTTTATCTTTGTCTTCTATTGGAATAACCTTTCCAATTTTTACGGTATCTGCTTCAGTAACTTTTTTTTTATATTCTTTTTTATCTTCATCTGGATTTGGTGTATCGTCTGGTTTTGCATTCATTTTACTGTTTGCAAAATTAACACGATGTGCTCTAAACTTTCTACCAGTTTCTTGATTGACTTTATAGTCAGAAGTATACACATCTTCTTCTATTTCTTCAACAGATTCTGTTTTATATTTAACTCTACGTCTTCGTGCATGATGATCAACTCCTAATGAATGACCTGGAGTAGTTTGAGGTTTTTCATCAGTTTCTACATCTTTATCAACGATACCTTTATTCAACTTTTTAAGTTTAATGTAATCAGAATATCTTAAAATATCACCAGCTATATTATAATCTTGTCTTTTTTTAACCACTACAGATTCTCTTAATTTAGCAGGAAGAGCATTCTTATCATATTTAATATCTAATTCATCTGCTAGTTTAAGCATCTTAGATAGCACATTAAGCAATTCAGGTCTCATAACTTTATTTTTGACCTTGCGCATACCCATATTGATTAATTGAGTTGGGCTTGAAATACGCTCTGGGTTATCAACTCCTAGCATATCACCAATAATTCTGGCAACTTTAATCTTATCAGAAGGTCTAATGGTTTTATTGGTTAGTTCTTCGCTGAACTCGCCTTTACCGGTTTCTTTAAAGTCATTATTCATAAGCTGTAACTCCGTTTTGTGTGTATTCCAATAGTCAAAGTGGTGTGGAAATTCACCAAGTTTATCTAAAGATTTTTTAGCTGCATCATGAGAATCAATCCATTGTTGTGTCTCTTTTTCAGTAGGACTTTTTCCTTGTTGAAGATGCATATCATTTAATTTCATATAAGTATCCGTTGCTTTGAGTGCATTTAATATTGCAACAGGATCATTTTCTATTTTATTACTATTAGCTTTTTCAATAGTATCTTGAAATGCTTTAGTAGCATCAGCAGAATGATGCAAATTCTGTGTTGTGTATCCTTTATAAGATATTTCTTTTGGTGCATAACCAGGTTTAATATCTTCTGTTATGGGTTCACATAATGTAACGTCTTTAATCCATTTTCTATGTAATTCACCCGTCTTATCTACTACAACTAAGTAATTACTTCCTCTATCCATGATTTCATATTGCTGACCATTTGATTCAACAATCTCACCAATATGATATATCTCACCCTTAAAATACTTTTCTCTTAATACATCAATAGTAAACTTGACCTCTTCTTTAATTGGATCAAGTCCCATACCTTGTCTTAATTCGTTCATTAAGAGTTTTCCATCAATATCTCGTACTGATGTAGGTAATCCTTTTTTAAATTCTCTATAATTACCTTTAGTTGCAGCAGTTCTCATTTTAGATGCTGACATACCTGAAGCAGAATCTGAATCAGGATCTCTTTCGCCTGCAGATACTACTTGAATAGTTTGAAACTTAAAGTTCTTACCATTATATTTATTTAATAATGACTCGTATTCAGCAACACGATCACTTCCAGCAACCATAATAATATTCTGATACTTTTTGTTTAAATGTGTAGCCGCTTCAATGAAAGATCTTTCATTTTGATTAGCTTGTACAAAATTAAACCCTCTAAACATCATTTTTAAATAATGTATTTTACGGTCTACTGCTAATGGATTCTTCTTTTTATCTTGGGTTCGTGAAGCATAGATGACATGGTCAGCTTTATTTTGAGTAGCTATCTTTTTAACTACTTTAAATAACAACTCATGACCAGTTGTAGGTGGATTGAATCTACCGAAAACGAAGACGACGGTTTTTGACGGCAATTCTTGTACTAATTGTCTATAATTCTTCATTGAACCCATCTATATATATTTAATTATACTATTATTTATAACAAATAATAGCTCTCTATAAGTGTATTATATCATATATTGCTATTATTGTACACACTTATTTATATATTTAAACAACTGATATTAATGCTTCTGCTGCTTTTACTAACCACCGTGATGTTTCTTCATCATTTGCTAATTTATCAAAATTAGAAATAGTAACAATATCTTTAATTAGTTCATCATACTCTTCTTTAGTGAATACACCTTCTTGATATTGCTCTGTAATATCGTTTAATTCTGCAGCAAGTTTTCCTTTTATACCATCATCAGTACTTGCTAATTGTTTTAATTCTTCTAGAATCATTAGTCGTCTCCTGTTGGATATGGATATCCTTCGTTATCTGTATTTATCTTTAGTCTCTTCCTCTCCAAGCTTTTTCTAAGATATGCATTTGCACACCTACTAAAGACTTTTTAGCCTCACAAAAATTAACTGATGTTGCATTATAAGCTTTAGTTAATGATGCTTCTAATTTACGAACATTTTCTGTTTGAGGATCATCCCTAAACTCTGAATGTAATGCTAATTGATGAGCAAGTCTAATAGCAGCATCCCATATGACAATATTCTTTGTATCACATGACAAATCTTCGTATTGATCTTTTAATTGTACATATGTATTTACTTGAGCCGGATCATATTTCATTGGCATGATAAATGTAGTACAACTTGCTAAAAATATTGTTACTATTAATATTAAATGTTTCATTTGTTTTAGTCCTCAGTAAATGTTACACCGATACCAATACCATCCATTGTGGCGGTTGATTCAAAAGCAATTGTTAAATCATTATTAGGTGGTATAATTAATCTTAAATTTTCTAAATCAATAGTGTCATAACCTGGCGCAGTAATAAAAAATGTATAAATTGGAGTATTTGTACCCAATGTTAATGTCCCAGTATCATCACTATAAAATGCGGATGATTGAGTACTATTAATAACTTTAAATATAATGGGATCTAGTTGTCCATTAAAATTATAAAATAATGAGACTTTTACAGGATGATCTTGTCCTGTTGCTGGTGTAGCAACCAATGAAATCTCTCTAATAAATAATTCTCTAGTATTTATTTTACCACCAAAAGATAATCTATTGTGGACAGTTAAACCATGGTGTAATGTATCAGCAGTAAAAGAAGCCTCAGTTAGTCTATTTGCAGCTGTTGTTAGTGTGGTACTTTCAATTTGCCCCTCAATAGCGCCCATCATACTAGCACCAGTCACAGTTACATTTGTTCCTGATCCACCTAAACTTGCAGCCACATAACCAATTTTCAATGATGGATTATCTAAGTGTACATCTATATTTTGATTTGCATAACTAATTTTATGAAAGAATATCATTTCGCCATTTGCAGGATTTTCTATAGCAAACCTAAGTTCTCCAGCACCTAACCATCTAAAATTAATTTGATATACATTTAATTTTGTAGCATCTAATGTCATACCACTTGGTCCAGTTCCATCTAATTTGTCAATATTAAAATTAGATTGATATACCCAATTATTTGTATCTGGATTACCAGCTTGTATTGTTGATGTTGAACCAACAGCATTTGTTGTGCCACCAGAAAAACTAAATGTACCTGCCTTGACTCCAATACTTGTACTTAAAAAGTTAACAACACCATCACAATGTTCAATCGTCCAAGCACTCTGATTTGCTTTAAACCAAGAAGATATTTCAGCGGCAGTAATACTTAAATTACTACTTGCTGATACTGGAACGGGATATGCAGTATTATTCAATGTAACAGTTACATTACTTGCGACTGTAGCACCTGTGGTAATTGTTAGTGTTTCAATGTGTGCTTTACCTTCATTTTGTCTTAGAATACCAAAGTTTTCTCCATCAAATCCAATTTGTAATGCCTGTTCTTGTGTAAAGAATCCAGCACGTTGTGTATAACCTGAAACACCAACCCCTGGAGCACTCTCAGTGAAGGCTGCTGTAAATCTTGCCAAGGCACCTTGACCTGGACGATAACGAACAGCACGTCTTGATCTTAATACACCATAACCATAAAGATTTGTGCCTGTTTGACATCGCATTAATGTATTTGTTGTATCAGCTGTACCACCAAATGCATCAAATGTCTCAAAATTTTTCTCTTGTAAACCATATAATCCATCTAATTGAATGACAGGTGTAATGGGTACTGCAACTGGTTCACCAAATGCAGATATGCTAGTAGCAGTTCCGTCCTTCTTAAATAAATAAGTCATTAAATTATTCTCCATCCATTGCGGTATACCATTTGAACACCACCATTGTCTATTTGTAATATAAATCCACCAGCATCATTATCAATAGTACCATTTACTGTAATTGGATTTGCTGATGCACTTCCTGATTCATCTTTAATTACCAATACTCTTCCAGAACTTGGTGATACAGGTAATGTAATTGTTACTTGACCATTATAATTAACACCAATATACCAATCTGATTCAACTACAGTATATGTTGCCGATGTTACAAGTGTTGTATTTTGTACAACCTCACCTATTGCTAATTGATCAAATTCAAACTTTTTGGTTGTTGCATTATATTTTAAATATTTACCATCATCAATTGTATCTCTATCTACATCATCAAGATACCTTAAATTAACTTCACCACCACCTGGGCCAGTTGCGGCAATTCTACCAATTGCCTGTTCAAGGAATCGTATTTTCCTCTTAATTTCATCTGTATTAGGAGCAACAGGATCAGGGTTAGGTTGTTGAAAAGATTTACCAGTTAGATATTTAGCAACATCTGCCATAGTATCTTGTTGTTTTTCCTCAGGGGTTTTAATCTCAGGTAGTTCTTCTGTGATTATTTCTTCTTTTACAACTTCCTCTTGTACAACTTCTTCCTTAATTTCTTCTTTTGGTTTTACAATATCTTCCAAAAGTTTAAGTGCTTTTTCTTCCTTAGGTTTATTAATCTTTTTTTGTTCAGATTCTATAACTTCAAGTTGGCCTTTTAAAGATGCTAGTTCCTCAAACAAAGAAGATAGATCCTGCTTGGTATTTTTAACTACTTTAGCAATAGGATCTTTATCTTGAAAATCTTTTTTACCTTCAGCAATTACTTTAAATAAATGATTTAAATCTGTCAATGTTTCCAACCTTTAATAACATCTGCAGAAAAGTTTGCTTTACTAAATTCCATTCTATTTACTATTTTAACCGCGCCTCCAGACAATCTATCGATTGCCACAAATCCTTCTACACCTGTTACTTTAAATCCTGAAGCAGTCTTTAAAAATGTTTCTATATGTCCTGCTTCATTCATTTTATTAATAATCATATGTTTAGCATCAACAAGTAAATTAGTTAATTTAAATACATCAGCTATAGCATCTCTACTATGTGTAGAAAAGAACTTGTTCATATTATTTATCTTATCTTTCCACTGCTGTTTTCCCTTATCTGTCTTACGGGAATTCATTTCTTTATTATATTTATTTTGAATCCAATGATATAGACCTACAACGTGTTGAACTGGATTTGTAATCTTTTCTCCAGCACGTACTTTAGAATTATTAAAAGTTTTAATTAGATTTAATAGCTCTTGATCTTTACTGATAGAATTAATAACATTAGCATCAATCCTTTGGAACAGTTTACCAGCCTCAGATAATATTGAAGTTACCTTTGCGGTTTCTGCTGCAGTAAATGATGCCGTACCAGAATAGTCTTTATATGTAGCATCATCCATCCATGTAGATGGTGTTTGTCTAAATTGTTTTGTAATATCTTTACCAAACGATGCTGTCATCTGAGTAAAAGAATTACCTGTATATGTTGTATGCCATACTACTCCAATATTAGCTCTCGTAATTTTATTAGCTAAATCAGAACCATATGGGATTGCATAGACAATAGTGTTAGGATGGAAGGTTATATACTTTTGACCTTCTATGGTTTGTGTTTTTAAGTCACCTTTGGTAAACATTAGATCACCTTGGTAAACTCCTCGTGTAATTCCTAACTTACTAAACTCTGCCAATGCAATCTTAAACTTAGCAGCAATATCTCCAGATAAATCATTATCAATCTCAGCATTTGTTTTATAGATCTTAGGATCAACATTAAAGATCCCTTTCTTTGCAACAAAGAACTTACCATCTCTAGGATCAACTCCGGCAAAAATGGCAGGAGCCCCATCCCATTTAACTGTAGCAGTTAATTTAGATTTACTATTACCTGCTAACATATTTCTTAAATCTTGCAGAAAGTTAATTGCTTTACGTGTACCGGCAACGCCTTCATTGAAGACAAGATCTTCCAAATGTTCCATATGAACATTCTTTGATTCTTTTATATATGATTTTAAATCAAGCATTACATAAACTCTTTAAAATCAACAAAGGCATTTGTTTTACCTTGGGCATATTTACCTCCAGTGTCAGCAAATGTTATAGTAGCTTTTGTAATAATATCCCCATTTGGGCTCTTAAATATAATATTGGCGTTATTTGTTTTACCATTACGTTCTACCGACAAAGTAAAATCTTTGGATAATTTACTAAGCATTAATTGAAGTTCTTTACTTTTTCTAGAAGAAATAACTTTCTGTTTGCCTGAATCACCAATTGCTGCATAAAAATCATCATCTCCATCAAACCCTAACATTTTAAGCATGCGTTCATTAATTTCCTTTTTATTCTTTGGGTAATAATTTCTGAATATTTTTGAAATTAACTCAATGACGTTACCGTGACTTAATTTGGCTTCTTTTCTAGCATCTTGTTTTGATAAACCTTTTTTAATTAAAGTACCAATAATATTCTGTTGCGCAAATAATTGTTTTAATTCTTGGCTTGATCCATAATCTTTTGCAAATCGCATGATAAATTCTGGAGTTTTTGCTGGAAGATTGGAAGATTGATCATAAAATATAGTTTTTATTAGACTAATAAATGTTGAATTGGATAAATTAATAGACGATTTTTTGTATGCTTTAAGAGAAGCATTAATTTTATCTATAATTTGTTTTTCTGAATCTTTAGATACAATTAATACTAAATCAGCTTTACTAATTCCTTTAGAAGAATCTCCTGTCAATTCAATTTTAAATGAAAGAAGTTTAAAGTCTTCACCATGCGCCTCAATATCATTAAATATTTGTTTGCCCATAACTTGCCCAGCGGATTCCATTCTAACAATTTCTTGTTGTAGTTTTGCTTTGTCATTACCAGCAATTTTTATTTGTTCTAAATCATGCTTTTTCTTTTTGTATTCTTTATCTAAATAATTAACTAAATCACTAGAAATTCTACCATTGTTAGATTTAATTTCTTTTGCTAAATGCATTGCTGTGGCATATTCAGATAAATAACCTAATCTAGATTTTGTATCAATAGTTTCTTCTGTGATTGTACCAACTGGTATTTTTATAGCAACTTTTTTACCAAAACTAAGAGCTTTAAATAGTGATTTAATTTTATTTTTAATTATATATATTATAGAAGATAAAGAAAGTTCTTCTATAGTATCTATAGTATTGTTATAATATTCTTTAAATGTTTTCATTTTATTGTCTTAACTCCACCATCAGGTTTAGCAAAGAATGCTTGAAACTTAACCTCAGGAAATTCTCTTTGTAATTTTAAAAAAGCTTTTAGATTAGCCATTGAATCATCAAACAATCTAACTCTAGAAAACTGTTTTGTGTTTAAATAGTTTCTTATAATAATAACTTTTTTAAATGCTACATTTGAAACATCATTGATATTACCGGCACGTTCAATTCGTATCTTATTAACATCTAATCCATGTTTAGAGAAGGTTTTTAAGAACATTTTTTTATTATCAAAATCAGCTCTTGCTGTAATAATAACAATTTTGCTACCTGGCTTTTTACCTACATTGTGTAGAATAGCCTTAGCTTTATTGAACATCTTTTCAATAGGTTGAGATTCGTCATGGAATTTTTTAGCGTTTTTAAATTGACCGTAGTCAAACGACTCTCCAGCTTTAAGCCTATATGTATTATATTCATTGTTGGAGAGTTCTTTGACTTTTTTACCAGCACGCATAACTGCAATTTTAGCAGTTGTGTGAAATAGCGTATCATCAATATCAAATATTGTTAATCCGTTATCTTTAAATTCTTCTAGTAAATATTCATTAAATTTTAACATAATCTCTCTTATAGTATTATTATACAACAAATACTAATTAAAGTATATAGTTTTATACTATATTTATAAAAGATTAATTATTAAAATTTAAATCCTTCTGTTGCTAGACGTTTACCAAAGTCTGATTTATCAAATACTGGACCAGTATCTTTATCTTGACCCGAATCAGAAATATTAGATTGTGCTGAGATTTCTACATCATAGAGTTTCATTTTAGATCTATCAACTCCAACAACAAATCGTTTATAATATGTTGGATCATTATATCGATTCTTTAATTGTTTAACCATGATTTGACCGAGATCTTCTAATTCTTCTGTAGAGATAAGTGCTAACATTAAATCACATGTAGCAGGTAAACCAAATGATTCTGATGTATCTTCAAGTCCTGGATCTGAATTAGTGAAACCAGAACGGGTTGTTTGTGTTGCACTCATAATAGGTACATCATATTCAACAGCAAGACCACGCAATTCTTCTGCAATAGTTTTAACATAGGTATATGAATTAATATTGGCACCATATTTTAGTCTTTGTGAACTACAGATATTCAAGTAATCAATGTAGATAATATCAGGAGAAAACTCTTGTTTAAGTTTCAACTCTTCAAGGAGTGCTCTAAAATGACCAGCATGGGCGCCGGCAGTTGGATACTCTTTAATGATTAGTCGTCCCTGAGATTTCTTCCTGATCTTACCTAACCTGTTATCGAAAATTTCTTTGTCGACAACTTTTAACTCATCCATTGACAAGTTAAGAAGGTTTGCATCAACTCTTTCTGCAATTCTTTCTTCAGCCATTTCCATAGTAATATATAATACATTCTTATTATCTAATAGATTTGCTGCAGCGGCATGGCACATGAATAGTGATTTACCTACACCTGTACCTGCAAGGATAACATTAAGTGTTTTATTAGATAAACCACCTTTTGTAATTTTGTTTAGCATATCCAGATCAAATGGTATTTTCTCTTCTACTCTATGGTAGAATTCATACCGATCATCTGCATCATCTATATAACTATGACCTACATGGTTGTCAAATGATACTCCAAGTGCATCAGATAAAAGAGAAGGAATAGCATCTTCTGATTTCTCTTTGTCTTTGCCGTCTATAATACCAATTGAATCTAATATAGCATTATAGACTGCTTTCTTTTTACAGAAAGTTTCTGTTTCTTGAAGTAGCCATTCTTCATTAGTTGGTTCGTGCTGAAGTTTAGTAATATGTTCTTGAAAGTCAGAAGCTTCTTTATCAGATATATCTTTACGATTAGAAACTTCAATTGCAAGAATTTCTTTTGTGATTGGTTTATTATACTTCTCAAAGAAATTAGTAATCTCATTATAGATAATTGCTTCTTTTCTTTCAGAGAAATATCTTTTGTCTAAGAATGGGAGTACTTTACGACTGTACTCCTCATTAAAAACTAGGTTGTTAAGTATCGTTGTTTCAATTCTCATCTATTCCGCCGTAGTATACAAGATCGTTTTGTTTAACCCCATCGTCTAACATTTGCATGAGGAGGTCGCCTATAGCAGTTTGAAATTTGTCTTTATCAAAGTCTTTACCACTTGATTCTATTATATCATAATGGTATTTTAAAGTTAAATTATTTTCATCTAACTGTACTTTTCCTAGTACAAATTTAATACCAGAAAACTCATGATCAATAAATTCTAATGCAAACTGAGTTTCTTTATATGGTACTTGTTTATACTTCAGGGACATCGATATCATCCTCTATTTTAGCTAATTCTTCATCAATATTATCATCAGACATAATCTTACTAACAGCAATTTGATATCGTTTCTTGATAGCTTCTTGGAACGCTTTATTTGTTATAATAGGTTCCCAGAATTCTTTTGTATCAGTTTCTTTAACTCGGTATTTCTTTTCTGCAATTTCACCAGTTGCAACATCAACATGAGAATACCAACCAACAGATGGTTTAATAACAAATCCAAGTTCTAATGCCATATCTAAAAGACCTGACCATTTACTAATACCTCCATTAAATTTTACTGTAACAGGTATTTTAGATTTTTCTCTTACATAACGAGATTTTTCTACATTAATGATAAAGTTGTATCCCATTAATTCTGTACCATCTTTATCTTGTTGACGACCTAGAATAAAGATATTATCAGCAGAGTAATATGAACCAGTACCACCACCAACTACATCTTTAGAATACATTTCCATAGTTTTATATGTATGATTAACAACAACCATTGGAATATCTTTAAGAGATAAGTGTGGAGTAACCATTCTGAATAATGATTTAATTTGTTTTGCTCTTGACATATCTGCAACTGATTTACCGTCTAATGTATCTTCAACTTCTTTTTTAGAAGCAAGGTTACCAATAGAATCAATAATAATCATAATATGATCACCACGTTCTACACCAGCAAGTTGTTTCATAATATCAAATTTTAACTGCTCTACATCTGTAACTGGAGTGTGAAGTACTCTCTCGGTATCAATACCGAAAGCATCAAAATATGATTGTGGTGTACCAAATTCTGAATCATAGAATAACAATGCTGCATCTTTATATTTGTCTAAGTATGATTTAGCCATCAATAAACTAAATGCAGTTTTAAAATGTTTTGAAGGACCTGCCCACATCGTTAAGCCAGGAGTCAATCCCCCATCAATCTTTCCACTTAGCGCAATGTTAATTGCTGGGATAGATGTAGTAATCATATCTTTTTTCTGAAAGAATTTTGACTTACTAAGAAGTTCAGAATCCTTAATAGTTGAATTTTTTTTAATAGTATCTAAAATGCCCATGTTTTTTCCTTATTGTTAAACTTCATATACTTCTACACCAGCTTCATGTAACATTTGAACCGCAAAGTCACATGAAATTTTCCAGTTTTCTTTTATACCTTCTCGTTGCTTTTCTATAACTACAGTCTTAATGCCTACTTGAATAATGCCTTTAGCACATTCATGACATATAGGTAAACCATAAACATAAATTGTTGCACCGTCAAGTGATGTACCTGAATATGATGCATTAAATATTGCATTCATTTCAGCGTGTACAACATACTTATACTTTGTTTCACGATCATTTAATCGTTCATCTGAATCTACTATATTTCTAGGAAATCCGTTATAACCTTGAGCCAAGATTTGGCCCTTAGTTCCGACAATAATAGATCCTACTTTTGTATTAGGATCTTTAGACCAAAGAGAAACCTCTTTAGCTAAGTGAATAAATCTAGAGTGCCATTTAGATGACATTGTTCCCTCACTAAATCAAAGTGTCGTTCATATACATGTAACGAAGCTACATTCCAATATATGCTACCAACAGCTACAGTCATATCAGATTTTGAATTTAAATCTAATACTAAATTATCAAGCACGTGCTTTTGCCAGGCATAATCATTTTTGTAACCAAATACTGCATCATTAGATCTCATATAAACTAATGCATGGACTGCATTATCTCGTATAAGATACTGTACAGTATTAGTACACATAAAGTCAGACATACCGCCTCTATTATAATCCATATGCATAGTCGGTCTAGTATAAATCATAGTAGCTCTACGCGAATCAGGATTATTATGAAGTTCAACTAATACATTTGTGTATTGGTTATAATTATCATCTGACCATATACACCAACCATAATTAGAATTGATATAGCCATCTTTTGAGGCTACCATCTTCCATATTTCAGGGGTACCTCCAGGAATATGATTCACATTACGAGACTTAGATTTATACCATGCTAATTCTCTATCAATGTAATCTTGATTTGGAGTACCAAATATACTAGGTTCATCTGCATAAAATGCAGCATTAATAACCTCAATAGTTTTAACACCTGATTTATCAGTAACAAATATATTATCTTCAAGATTACAAGCTAATTGGTATCTTATATCATCTAAATTAATCATGTTTAGGCCTATTTAAAAAGTCACGGTCAGTATCTTGTCCGTCAATACCACCTCTGATATATGATACACCGAATGAAGCATAGTTAATAAGATCAACACAAGAGTCTTCGAGTGATTCAAAGTTTGGATTATAGTCTGGATCTGATTCCATTGCTTCTAATACAGATTGCATTCTTAATACTTTAGCATACATCGTATCTAGAATTGTAGCAAATCCACGCGGATAATAATCTGCCTGGCGTATTCTTGAATTGGGGTTTTGATAATCATTAGACTTTTTAGTCTGAAGTTCTGCTGCTTGCTGCAAAACCTTTAACGATTCTTTCATAAAGTTTTCCTTTTCAAATTGCTGCGGTTTGTAAAGTGGTATATGATCTGCTGCGGCGTACAGATTTACCACTAAAAGAATTATTGAGCAAGCCATAGGGTTTTAGATGATCAAACCAACCTATAACTTCTCCGATAAAGTCTCGAGCCTTCGTCTTTGATGTTTTAATTAAACTAGACCTGCTCAATAATTCCTTATCATAATGCTATTATATCCTGTTTTCGAATTAAAGTACATTATTTTTAGGTTTTTTTAGATTGATAGGATAACATTGTCCAGAAGACAGAGAGGTAAAATGACTATAAAAGTGTTTATCATTATAACCTTTGCTAGGTCTCCAGTAGTCAAAGAATGTTTTAGCATTTGCCACTAAAACAAAAGACACTTCATAATATAATGCAGATGGATCATCATTCATTTTTGCGGCTAAGAATAAGTCTAGATTTTTATGGTGTTTATTAAAGGTTGATATATTATCATTATAATATGTTACCCATTCACAATCACTTTCTATCCACTTAACTTCTGTAAGTAAGTTCTTTTCTGTTAATGATGCATCCCATATATAAGTATCAGGATTTGTATAATCAAACTTTTGTGTATTTCTTCGGCCACCAAATATCATAACAGCGGCAGTTTCAGTTACAATGCCACGTTTACAGTGTTCTTTTATTGTATCTAAAGACCTACCTTTTCTATTTTGACTAGCAAAGATTTCACTAGCCATAACTTCAATATCATATTCAACTTGAACTTTTTCCACTCTATAATTTTGGTGAGTTCTAGCATGATTACCAAGCTCAATTATATCACTTCTTGATAAAGCCATACTATTCGAAGATAGTGAAATAATACTAGATGAAGTCAAGATACAATCCTCTGCCGTATATAGCCACCATTAATAAGTTTAATGCCCACAAGGAAGTCTTATTCCAAGCAAACCCAACATAAGCAAATACTAACGATCCAACAAACAATAGAATATTATTCAGAGGATATACATTGATTGATGTATAATAGCCTCCGGTAATAAGAATTGCTGAGGCAATCCATGACATAATATCTGCAAATGTTTTAGGTATAATATTAATCATATACTTTATCAAGCATTCCTGCTAGGTCCTTATGTGTAGGTGATGTCCAGCCTTCGGGCTTTATGAGGTCGGGCATGTTTAGTGGATTTGGTCGTTCAGTTTTAATACCAACTTCTTTATCCATATTGGCATTCCACACTCTGTCCCATGCTTCATATGCATCACAATCAAAGGCATCTAATGTACCAATTGCAATAACACATAGATCTATAAGAGCATCTACTGCATCATCTGCTGTTACTGCCTCTTTCATTTCGTCTAACTCTTCTTGTAAGAAGTCAATGCGGAATTGTAAGAAAGCTTTTAGCTTTTCTTTATCCATGTTTCTTACTACTTCATTCACAGCAAACTTGCCGTGCATAACACTCATATCTTGTACCCAATCTTTTGACATACACATCTCCTTTTAATAATACTATTATACTATATAAATGAATTAAAGTACATTACTTTTTTCTAAAATAATTTATCCATATCATTCTCTTTATTTGTTGACGGCATTTACTTCCTCACATAGTTCTTTTTCTTCTAATACGTTAAGGGTTTTACAATCTTTCCCTGTAGCATGACTTATTGCATGATCGGTTAAAGATTTCTCTGTAGAAATAATGCTTACTGCTTCAGCTCCAGCTTTTACTCGTTCAGTAACTTCAACCGCTGTAACTACAGTACTACTGGTTCCTGCAGGGAGTAAAAAGGTACATCCACTAATTAAGAATGCGACTATCGTGATCAAATTTTTGAATATCATCCTTTCTCTCAATCAGTTCATGAAGCAATTTATCAAAATCTTCTTCAGTCATTAGTGTTTTATATAAAGACAAAGCTTGAGCCAACATAACGGATGCTGGTGGAAGTGGATCGTTAAGCTCTCGTGTTAATTTTTCAGTAAGAATAAGATATTCACCATAAATCTGTTCAATTTCCATAACTTCTCCTAATAATCTAATCCAAATTTAATACAACCATTTGCATTCATACATGGCCAGTCAGAATATTCTCTGTAACCACATGATTGCCCGGTTATATACTCATTATATTGTTCTTCGTAAAAAATTGGTCTTGGTGCAGAGCAAGCACTAACCAAAAAACAACTCAAGACTAGAAGACTCTTCGGCTTTCCAACCAATAGGTTGTATAACGATAGATAGTGCATCTAAAAATACCTTTTCAAATTGTAAATCATAATCAATGTAATCGTGTAATCCAAATTCTTTAGGAAGTTGTGAATTAAACGCAATAACATTCTCGTGGAATGGGTTTTGCTTTTTAAGATAAACAAATTTAATCTTATTACCATTCGTAATAGGTTCATACTTCTTAGTAAGACTCATCTTTTTAAGATAGTGGTTGTGAAGTAGTGCACCACGTACAGCAATCGGGGTACCTTTCTTATAGATGCCTTCCGTTCCTGAATATTGTGTAAGGGCAGATACTGATCTAGGGAATGCAATATCTTCTATAGGAAAGCTAAAGAATTCAGTTCTAAACTTTTCTACAAATTGATAAAGTGATTGCTGATCCTCGTGTAAAATAACTTGAAGTGATTCGTAAAGTTTAGATCTTACTACAGCTGGAGTGGATGACTTAACCATTTCAAGACCCATAACTTTAACTTTAGGTTTAGCATATTGTACACCTTCAGAGTTATGAACATTGAGTACATACCTTTTCTTAGCAACCCATATACCTTTGTCAGCAAGTACTTCACGTTTCATTTGCATCTTTTGCGAATAAGCATTAGTATAGTCAGATAGTTCTTGATATCCTTTATCGATAAACGGTTGAATAATCTTTTCACAGGCATTATCCATATACTTAATCTTTTCGACAGTGGTTTTACCTTCACATGTTTTTTCAACAAGTTTTTCTAGAGTAAGATAGATTGAATCGGTATCAATACCGATGACATAGTCTTTATTATCAGTCTTTAAAGTTTTATTCATAAAGACATTAAGCTTATTTGCCATCCATCGAATAGACAATTGACCAGAAGTCGTAATACCTTCAGCAATACGAAGATCATAATATCTAAAGTACTTATTACCGACAGCACCATAAGCTGAGTTCAATGCAATCTTCATTGCCATTTGAAGGTTAGTCAACCTCGATATCTCTTTAAGCAACACAGGATCTTTAGTCTTTTCGTATTCTTGTTCGACCTTTAGCATTTGCTTTTTAAACTTAGAACGATTGGTATACATTTCTTCCATAAGAGCAGGTAAGAAACCTTTAATATCTTTACGGTAACACCAACCATTTGCAGTAACCGCTAGATCTACAAGTTTATGTTTGTCTATAGGTTCACTGTTTAAGAGGGATTCAACATTAACATCCATTCGAATATCAGTCAGTGTTTCAGGTGACATGTTGTATTGCATAATCAAATGTGGATACAGACTGTTCAAATCGAATGAAGCAATCCACTTATGAGCACCGACTAAAGGATCTTTAACATATGCACCTTCGAATGCCTCGGACTTACCTTGATCTTCTTTTAATGGTACAACAATCTTACGGTCTTTAAGATAATTATAGATGATCATATCCCACATACGTACAGGAGAATACACATCAACAAAATTTAATTTAGATGAAAAGGCAAGCGTGTATACTAATTCAATAAGCTTCATCTTGTCTTCAAGATGATCAACTAATTCAGTATCTCGTATGTTATAGTCTACAAAGATCTGCCAGTCTTTAGTATAAAAGTCTTTGAAGTTATCGTGTGGATTTTCTAGTTTATTAGATCCTAGTTCTACGTTTGCAATGTAGTCAAGACGATATGATTCTTGATTTTGATAAGTAAACTTCTTATAAAGTTCTAAGTAATCAAGAGATGCAATACCAACAATCTCGTATGAATCAATAGACTGGCTGTGCGAATATACCGTTTTATCTTTTAACATATTCCACGGAGATAACTTGTTTGCAAAGATATCACCATGCACACGTTTAATTCTATTGACAAGATATGGAATATCAAAGCCATTAGTATTCCAACCAGTAACTACATCAGGATAATTCTGCTGCCAGAAGATAATAAATTCTTTAAGTAGATGGCTCTCAGATGAGCATTGTACATACTTAACATCCGATCGGGTATTCTTATAGGCTTTAGCGCCAAAGGTTACAATCTGTTTGTGCTGATTATCTTTAATAGTAATGAGTAATATTTCCTCATTGGCAGTTTTAATATCAGGAAAACCTTCTTCGGTTGAAGTTTCAATATCAATTGAGAATACTTTAATTAATTCAGGGTCGTATTCAATATCCTTTTCCCAGAATTCAGAGATGAATTGATATGTATATTGGGTTTGGCCAAAGATCTTAAATCCTTCGACTCCTTTATACCGATCAGTATAATCCCTAGCATCTCGAATTGAATCAAGTTTTATAGGATGTACAGGAGTACCGTCTAATGTTTTCCACTTAGAAGGTTTTTGTGTAGTTGTTTGAATAAAAAGTGTAGGAGAAAAGTTTGCTTTTGTTTTATACGCAACACCATTACGGTATCCACGAACAAGCAAACTGTTTCCATAGGGAACTACGGATGTATAGAAGTTTTTCATAATATAATTATATCTTGTAACTCAATTAAAGTACAATGTTATTTTGGTTTTTCTACAGCCTCAAAATCTTCTAGTGGTAAAATACTAAAATCACCGTTTTGCCAATCAATCCGAACTAACTCAGGATGATTTGGTTCTTCTGTCCAGCATCCAGGAATATATAAACCATCTAACCTTTGTGCTGAAGCTTTCTTACCAATAGGATTCATATCACAAGGAAGTTTTGTTGATAATACAACTCGTAAATTTTCAAACAAATGATTCACTAATAGGTCAGGAGTATCATCTTTAGTTTCTGCTTTAACATTATTAAGATTTAAACATATTGCAGCAACTGTTACACATAAGATAGTTATAATAAAGCTTTTAAGTTCATCATTCATAATGTAGGTTCCGTATCTAATGAACGGCGATTAAATAAATCTACTGGGAACGTAACTTTTTCTCCAGTTTCAAAATACATATTAACCACTGGGATGATTGATGTACCTGGTATTTTTGGAGCGGACTCTATAGACGGCATTACCCAACAAGCATGATGAGTTATAAATTTGCTACCAACTTTTTCTGTAGCATATCCGTAATATGGAAAGCTTTCTCCTACTGTGTCGTTACCACATTTTTTAAGTGTTAGTACAATTTCTCCAGCAGCTTGATTCTCAAAGAATAACTCTCCAGGTATAATAGGTTCATTTGCATAGGTGTTAAATGAAAGTGTTGCTAGTATTAAGGTTAGATATCTCATACAATATCCTTATAGTATTTTACTTCTAATAATATATTTATATAATACCATACCTTGTTACATTACTTTTACATTTACCTTGTATAGATGTAAACATCCAGTTTAGATGCATTTGCAATTCCACCGACAATATTACCACCCCAATCATATGAGTATCTGCCAGTTTTTACAATCGGCTTTCTTCCTCTAAGAACAACGCGAAGCTTTCTGTTATTAAAAATAGATCTATTTGAAATACGAATGGTGTCTTTGATTTCATTTAATTGTATCATATCAGATGCTGAGTTAATATCTAACGTTGTTAAGTAGTTGTTTGAAATTCTTTTCATTTTTGCTCTCTCCATTTAATCAATCTATAATTAATTATAGTATTACCTCCTCGATAAAAGCTCCAATTCCTAAAACCAACAAAAAACTAAATGTAAAAATTAATAAAGCCATTATACAGTCTCCAGTAGTTTAAATCCAATATCATCAACTTCATACTCAGTTCCATTATCAAGAATCATTCGATCTCCAACAGATGTAGAACGAATTCCATAAATATTGCCATCTTTATCAGCTTTTAATTCTTTTAAAACACTAACTGATTCACAATAATCTTCATTCTCAATAACTTCACCATCATTTGTCGTAAAAACTTCTTTACGAGACCATGATCCGAAAGCATTTTGAGTTTTTGCATACGCATAGTTAAGTGATTCCATAACATCAGTTGTTGGTGCTTCAACCATTGCTACCATTTCTGATGGTTTTCTAAATCCAGTGTGAATTATTGTAATGTTCATTTTTGCTCTCTCCTCATTTAATCAATCTATAATTAATTATACACCGAATACTAATTAAAGTACACAGTTATTTTAATTAAATAAATTGTTTTTGAGTTTGAGGTAAAGGCCGTTGGTCGACCTCAATGAGTTCGGGGGTGGGAGGATAATATTCTTTTTGTTCTTTAGGTTCTAACCAGATAGTATCTAAACAATATAATAATAGCCAAGTTGCAAGGGTTTCCATAATATAGTCTCCATAATAAAATTAAACACAGTCGCTATAAGCGTCAATCCATTTGTTTTTAAATTCAGATTCTTGTTGTGGAGGATGTTCAGTTTTATTACCAATTTTCATTGCGGTATCTTCCATTGATTCAGATTCTGTCTTTGTTTCAGTAAATCCGTCTTTTTCTGGGCTATCAGGCATTTTGTTTCTCCGTTTTTTTAGGAAAACTAACCCAATCAACATCCTCATCTGTCATAGGTTGCCAATATGTTTTCATTAATATTTCCTTTTGGGTTTTAATTATAAAATAGGCTTTTGGCCTATAGTTATTTATAATCATTACTATTCATAAAATCATTAATTACTTGATTTATTTTCCTTCTTAATTCTGCATCGTCTGATAAATTAATAATAGTTCTTATATTAACTATTAAGCTTAGTATGCTCATTTTGTTTTTAGTGTTTTTAGATGTTTCCATAATTTTAAATATGATAACGTTCTTTTAGGTTCGTGTATAGGGTGCGGAAGTGTTCCAAAATACTTTAACATTTCTTCGTATATTTCTTCAAAACGGTCCAAATAAGTATACTCCTATAACAAAAATAATTGCATATATTAAACTCACTTTTAAGTTAGGCGTATCTTCTCTGTAGAAGATTGGTTTGTCTTTTTTCATCTTGGCTCCACAATTAATGTTTCAATATTAGCAGCAATATCAGCATTAATATCTAATAGTACTGTAAAAACTCTTTCGGCATCTGAATAGATAATATATCCAGGTTGATCAAATGTTATTTTTGAAAACAAACGCTTTTTAGTTTGACCTTTATGCATCGTTTCATACATGTTATCCGATTTAATATTTATACGATGATTAAATATTTCTTTACCATCTTTATCTTTACCAATAATTGATATAGGCATCTCAGAATATATTGGCATCTTTTTAAATCCACCTGCTAAATCATAACAATAGTCTACACTCTTAAATACAGTTTTAGCAAAACATACCATAGACGTATTGTCTGTTGGATAGTCTACTTTTATTGCTGAGTGTGCAACACTTCCAAGTACTGCACCAACTGGTCCATAAGCGTTTAGTATATTAAATGCACCTGAAGCAATATTATCATTTAAATCTGTATGTGTTTTACCTTCGTCTTGAGTTGAAAGTACAAATGTTTCTAGATCACTAACCCATTTAGGTTGCCATTGAATCGTACCATTTATTATAAATTGGTATTTGCGTTCTTTTGGATCTATACGAACTGAATTAATCTTCATATTAAATGCTTTACGAGGATCGTCTAACTCTTCTATGATAGCTCTTCTGCTATTATAGTTATCAATTTGTGGCTTAAATTGAGACATATCAATTGTATTGCCACCTACATGTAAACTATTATCCTTAATACGTTCAACATCAGCTTTAATGGTTACTCGATCATTCTTATATTCAAGTACATCATATGATTTAATATAACCACCATGATATTCTTTAACTTTTTCAAAAACCGAATCATCAGTCTGCCATTCTCTACCACCGATAATAAATGTACCAACAACATTTTCAATGGCAGCTAATTTAGCATTCCTTACAGCTGATTCAAAATCATCTCCATATCCATCTACAGTTACTACTTCTGCAGAAAGTGCTGAAGCGTATAATAAACTACTCAGTATACAGAATTTCTTCAGTAATCTCATCGGTTTTTTCATAAGTGTCCTCAACATAAGTTTTTGCAGATTCTAGTCCTGATATCATTTTACTTATAGATTCAGATACGCCATACATTCCAAAGTAAAATCCTAAAGCAAATATAACAATGAGTTGTACCATATTATACTCCGTCCATTTGAGCTCTGATAACATGAGCAGCATTAATAGTTTTCTTAGATACACGTACTGTTACTGCAACCATATCTACATTTGGATTAATTGCTCGTACACTAATAACTGCACCTTTTAATATTCCATTAGTACTTTCATTGATGGTTTGCTTAACACTTTGTGCAACCTTTGTAGCTCTATTGCGTTCTTCTTGATTAGCAACACTATTCACTAATTTGTTTTCAGTAACAGCATCACCAAAGATATCATTCTCAGTTACAGGAACTGTATCATCACTACTACCATTTTTAACAACATCATTTAATATTGTTTTAGATACATTCTCAACAAACTTTTCTGTTTTAACTGAGTTGTTTAAGAATTCAACTAGATTTGCACGAGCTCTCATTGAAGCAACTAAAAAAGCTTCTTCTCTAGAGTTGGCATGATTAAAATTAACTGGTGATGTTGCGGTAGATTCAATGGTTAACCATTCAGCTCCGTTTTCATCAAACTCCAATGTAATTTTTCCACTATCTTCTAAGAACGTTACTTCTTGTTCTTTGATTTCAGGAGCAGCCTCGAGTGGGTTTTCAATAACTGTTACTGTTTCTTTCTGTTCTAACATCGAGCAACCAGTTGCAAAAACAATTGCTACTGCTGCTACTATAGGTTTCAACTTCATATACTTCTCCTTGCGATTAAAATATCTAAATCTGATGTAGTTAATGGTCCAATAGAATCTATTGCTTTTCTATCAGGCATTTCTAAATCAATCCACTTTTCCCAATCATTTTGCCTTGGAATATCATACGGTGACCAATCCATCCAAATCGAATGACCATCTTTTATTGCATAGTGCAATATCTTTGCGTTATCGTCTTCAATTAATAATTCACTATCGTACGAATAACCTTTATATGATTCTGGATGAAACATTATTTAATTCCTCCTGGAGGTGTTAAATCGGGTGTAATACAATGTGCAGCTTTTGCTTTAGGATAAAGATTGTGAACCACAGCCATACCTTGTTCACATGTTGCAAACTCACCAACTACGATCGGATATCCATTGTATGGTACTGCCATCCATACATATACAATAAACGTTAGCACTATCCTCTCCTCATTTTAGCTTGATCTTCTGCATCTTCTTGTCGAAATACTGGGACTGAATTAGATTTATGCAATTGACCGATACCGATCATACTATTACCAGTATAATATTGCGGATTTTTTTTAGTAGTTGAACCAAGGTTAGAATTTTTACTTGGATATTGTTTAGTTTCTCGGTGGAATATTCCAGATGCAACAAGATTAAACTGAGTTTCTATAGGTTTGATTTCAACCTTAGAAGGTTTAGTTTGTGGTTTAGCCTTTTTACTTTTACGTAAAGGCTTGTACGTATTATTCACATATATCATCATAATAACTTCCTCACTTTTGCATTTAATATAACCATTATACAACGAACACTAATTAAAGTACACTCTTTTATGAGTTATTTGACATCTGCTGACGTGCATATAATTCAGCCTCTTCTGGACTAAGTCCTTCATCCAGACCTTGTTCGTAGTACATTTCTAGTAATTCTGTGTTAGGATCAAAGCTCATATTATTTTCTCCAGGCAGCAAGAGTTATTTTAGCTTCTTTATTAAACTCAGCATTAGTACATTCAGAAAAATCGAATCCAGAGGCTTCCATTCTACCTTGAATCTGTAGTGCATCTTCAACCTTAATACCTAATAATTTTGCAATGTCCATAGTTACTTTATTCATTTTTACTCTCTCCATTTAATCAATCTATAATTAATTATACAATAAATACGAATTAAAGTACACAGTTATTTTAGCTAATTGGCATTTCATTTGCACCAGCTATTACTATACCAGCACCGAATATGGAATTGTATTGATTGAGCATTTCTTTACCAGGAACACCAAACGAGGCCACAGCAGCATCTCTGATCTCGATATCACCTTCAACGTATGGCATATATGGAGCTAATCCAGCACCTAAACCTTTTTCTGTTTGCTGATATATGATTGAAGTTGCATTTTTTACTACATGTAAAGCATCTATTGTTGTTACTTCACCAATAACTTCTTCACCACTCATTAATTTCAAAATTTTAACATTACTCATATGTATCCCTATAGTCTTTTTCAATTAGAAAGTCTAGATAAAATAATGCAGTATCTAGGTCTGCAAAGTATCGTACAAAGAATCCTTTAGGCTTTTGTACATTATTTCCTACAACTAAACAGCCAGTCTTATTAACCACTGATATTTTAAATTGATAATTGCCACGCTTTAAAAATGGATATGATGTTAAGTGTATACTGTTTGGTCTGTCTGACATTATGTATTTGTGTCTAGAAATACTTGTAATTCAGAATCTTTAAGATACCCAGTTTTTGTAGCAACTGTAGTATCATCATTAGTTAATACTAAATTTGGTACACCTCTAACATTATGCTGGATTGCTATGTCTTGGAATTTTTCAATGTCAATTTTAACTACTGGAATATCACTTGCATATGTTTCCAATACGGTTGCCATCATCTTACACGGTTGACACCATGTTGCATAAAAGTCTAATAAGACAAATCCTTTTTGCAATTCTGCTAGTTGGTCGGCTGATTCTAATTCTGTTATTTTCAATACGTTCTCCAAAAAGAAGGGGAGACATGCTCCCCATTCTATTAATCTTCAGTTAAAAGTTCTGATTTAAAAAAGTTTAGATCTTTTTCTATTTCCACTTTGCGTGGTTTTTTAGAATCAGGAATAACGTTTTCTAAACCAATGCTCAAGATACCATTTTTATAAACAGCACCACGTACTTCGACCGTGTCGATAATATGGATTTGTTTACAGAATGATCTTGTACCAATACCTTTGTGCAAATAGTTTACTGTTTCATCGTTAGGTTTTTTTTCACCTTTGATTGTTAGTAATCCATCTTCAACGGTAATGTCAATTTCATCCTCATCAAAACCAGCAACTGCAAGCTCAACTGAGTACTTGTATTCGTCTAGTTTAATAATGTTATGAGGTGGGAATTTTTCTGCGGTATGATTAATGGTTGAATCTAGCATAGCTTCTAGATCGTTAAACATTCTATCAAAACCAAGGGTGGTTGGATACAGAGATCCAAATTGAACTTTCGCCATAGTATTTCTCCTTTAATAAGCGAGTTTTAAAAATATATTACCCCGAAGGCATAATACAAATCTATTTATACATCATTATGCTGAAATTCATCTAAAGCTTGATTAATTGGTTTAAATTCATATTTATTTAGCTTTTGATTTTTTGCATCTAATTTATTTCTGCTAACTGCTATTTCTCTAGCACGAGCTGCAGCTAATACAATTAAGTTGTACACACTATTTTCGGTATTTTCTGCCGCTTTTTGTATATTTATTTCTCTAATGTGTTTGTGTTTTGCTCTAGTTTGGTCTGACATTCAAATTCTCCATATTATAAAGTTGAACCACATGATTGGCATAATACTGGTGGTGGTTCTTTATCCATCTGTTGCTTAAACTTACATTTAGGGCATTTGATACCAAAGATTCTATCAAAGTTATCATCAAACTGTCTACTATGAGGTTTACTTTTAATAAAGTCTCCAGTAATATCGTTCTTAGCTGCCATGTTAGTACATCTTTTTAGGAAGCTGTTTGGATTCTAATTTCTTTTTCCAACGTTTAACTGCTTGGCTTTTAGCCCTCTTACGAGCTGTAGTTGGTTTTTCGTAAGCTTCTTTTTCTCTTAATTCAATAAGCAATCCAGAATCTTGAACTTTCTTTTTAAATTTGCGTAGAGCTTTTTCTATTTGGCCGGGTTGTACTTCTACATATAAGCCTTTAACTTCTACTTCTTGCTTTGGCTTACTAAATCTTTTTTTATTTTGAATAGCTATGATACTTCTCCTTTTTTCAATTCATAATACATTATAAACTATTAATTAATTAAAGTACAATAATATTTATGGGGTTTTGTACAGCTTACCCCAGCTGCCTAACGGTCCTAAGGTTAGGACCAAACAAAAAAGGGAACCGAAGTTCCCTCTTTTAATACTTTATACGTTAAACAATTACTTGTTCATTACGTAAAGTGTAACTTCAAATCCAAATCTCATCTCTGTTGCGTGAGGTTTCGTCCACATAATAGTTCTCCTTGTTTATAAAATTTATATAAACTCATATCGAAAGAGATGTTATTACTAACAAAGGTCTTTCTTGAGGCCTATTTACATCATATAAGAATTAACTTATACCCAACTATATATAACATACTTTTAATATTTGACTAGTTAAAAGTATTAAAAACTAGTAATCCAGGAATTATCCCTCTGCAGTTGCAGTAACAGATTCACCCCCTTCTTTTTGGTCTCCAGTAGCAGCTTCTTGCTCTGCCAACTGGGATTCGCCTTGTTGTTTAATTTTGGCGATTAGTACAGCAATTTCATCGAAAGGATGTTTGCCAAGCGAACGTAAGATAAGGTTCACTTCAGTTACTTCTAAGTCTAACTTAATACTCATTACAATTTACTCCGTTTTGTTTCGTTTAACTCCGCCGATATTATACTTAGGAACAAGTTCCCATTCACTTTTCTCTTTATAAGATACTACCTTAATTTGAGATAGTGACGCTTTGGGTTCTGCCTTAGATTTATCTAGAATCTTGAGCAAACCCCAATCTTGTAATAACTCAGCAATACAATTCCTACGTTCTATGTCGGACATAGAAATATCACTTTGTTTTCCATCTAAAGCAAATAGCTCTTTGAAATGGACAATAAAGTATCTGCCTTGTTTATGTAGTATGTGACATGATTGGAAAAGTTTATTATCTTTTCTAGAAGCTATACCGATGCGGGTTAGAGTTTCTCTGACCTTAAGAAAATTGTCTGGTTCTATCAAGTCAATTTCCAACATCGCGTCGGGCGTCCAATCATAATATATAATAGTTGTCATTTTATTTCACTTTTGTATTTTTGTACATATATATTTATATATATTTTAATTTCTACCGCCAGTTTCATATGATAATCTTAACTCTTCTATTGCTTCATTTGAGAGTAAATCATGTACTTCATATGCTTTGCGTTCTGATATATTATAATGTTTTATTAATAATTTAATTACTTCGCCTATATTATCTTTTTTGTGCCACTTACTAAACCGTTTCTTTTTATATATAGAATTCTTAAGAAATTCAAATTGCCATTTCTTTTCAGCATGTGCTCTTTGATTCATCTCATTTGCATAGAGTATAGTATCAGGAAAGAATGATAACCCTTTATTTATGATAAAAGCATTATAGTCTTTATGCGCTTGAGGATCTTCAAACATATCTTTTTTTGTATCATTTATGGCTTTTAAGAAGTCAAATGGGTTCATTTTTTTGTTATTTCCGCAATTTGTGATGCATTACACACGAATACTGTATTTGGATAATTCTTTTCTAATGTAACTTGGATATCTTCATAAGAATCACCTTGTGCAAGATATGTCCCGTTATTTTTATCGTAGCAATAGATAATATCATTTTCTTTTATAAAATCTATTCGTATTTTTTGAATAACAAGTGTTGGTGATGATTCTTGTGCTTCAGCTTCTTCCACCATGAGTTTCACTTTTTGCATTAATGCAGATCGTAATGCACACCAGCCACATATAAAACCTACAATAAATCCAATTATTAAATTTTCCATACCTATCCCTATTTAAACTTACACTGCGCCATAGTTTCTGTAAGTGCTGCCATTAAATTAAGTTCTTGATCAGAAACAAATGCTGATTTATATTGATAGTCTGCTAAGATCAATACCAATTGTGGAATACTATTTGCTTCAATGTTACTTGATGCTGAATCATAAAGTTGTCTAAATATATTTATACTATCACTATCACCGTTTTTAGCAACCCACTTTCTTACTTCAGTAAAGTTTTTATCTTTAAGATTTTTAATTAGTCCTTTAAAAGATTCTTCAGTAACATTCAATAAAATACCTGAATCAATCTTACCTGTAACAGAATATCTCTGTAACTCATTAATGATTCTTCTATAGTCTGGGAAATGCTTTGTAATCATTTCAACTATAGGTTTAGGATTGTGTTCAATGTTTTCTTCTTTTAAGATATATTGTACACGTTTAAAGAAAGATGCTGCAATCTCTTGCTTATCTTTATTTTCTATTTTAAAATCTACAACTGCACATCTTGAGTGTAAAGGATCTATAATTCGATTCTTAAAGTTGCATGTAAAGATAAACCGACAATTATTAGAAAATTCTTCTATGAAAGCTCTTAGTGCTGGTTGAGTTGAGTTTGGATTTAGGTAGTCTGCTTCATCTAGAATAACAACCTTTTTAGCATCAGTTAATGATACTGTTGAAGCAAAACTTTTGATTTTGGTTCTGAGTGTATCAATACCGGATTCTTCTGAGCCGTTAATAAGGATGAACTCAGCACCAATCTCATTGCATAATGCCTTGGCTACAGTTGTTTTACCGATACCAGGGCCTCCACTAAATAAGAAATTGGGGAGTTCACCACTTGATATAAATTGCTGAAATGTATCTTTTAATTCACGAGGTAATATACAATCCTCTACACGTTGGGGTCTATATTTCTCCACCCATAAGTATTCTTGTACCATTCACTTTCTCCATAATATAATTCATTATAACTTATTACTTAATTAAAGTACATTTATACTTGAAACGCTGAATCAGCTTCAACTGCAACATAATATACTAAATCACTATTCTTTGCAGTAAAGCGAGATATTTTCTTAGAAGAGATTGATACATCATAATCACCAGGTAACATTCTTAAATTATCTATTTTAAGATTAACTTTAAAGTCCAAGTTAGTTGAACCAATCTCATGACTAAAATTATTGGCAGATAGATTCTTTTTATCTGCCACATTAACTGTGATGGTACTTCCATTTCCAACAAAGGAAACATCCTCAGATTTTAGGATTGGAGCAGTTTTCATTATCATAGTAAGAGTAGAAGCTTCGAGAGAGAGAGAGATTTCAGCTTCTGGAAAGACGATGTCTTTCGTAGGGACTACCATGTTATTCACCGCTGCTCCAAAGTATTTGATAGCATTTTTGCCTTCTTTTATAGTGACATACTTGCTATCGAACTCTAGTTCGGGATCATCAAATAATGATAATGCACCGAGAAATTCATTGACATCATAGATACCAAATTCATTAGGAAAGACTTCAGGAACCGATACTGTCGACATAATTGTTTTAGCTACTGATATAGTAGATAAATTACTACCTTCTTTTATTAATAAGTTACTATTAATTCCTGCATAATTTTTAATTACATTCAATGTTTCTTTTGATAATTTCATTTTGTTTCCTCATAATCTAGTTCAGTCATAAACATTATACAACACAAAGCGTGTGCTAAGTGTGTAATTCCAGTTTCAGTGTCATATTGCTCACCTTCTTTATACGCCCACATGTGTCTCATTGCTGCGTCAAAATATCTTCTATTTGCATCTGGTACCCTTTTCCAATTATCTGGTTCATATTTTTCTGCACCAATTGTAAGTACCTTTACCATTTCTCTTAATGCTATTGGTGGAATTAATCCATACTGTAGTTTGCCACCATCAAACTTTCTACCTCCAGTGTGATCTTTAGATTGTGATTGTTTTAAAATATCTTTATTCATAGTCACCTCTCCTTAGGATTACTGATAACCCTAAAGGGAGGTGGCTTTGCGCCACCTCAATATCTAAAAGAGTCTTAGAATTTTTAATCACTTTGCACGAAATGCTGCAGCAATCATTGCTCTTGAAGGCTTACCAATACGGTATTTTGATGAAGGGGTTCCGTCCCATAGTTTTACAGGATTATTATATACCGCATAACCTTTTAAACGAATTGCCCGAATTGCAGCAGACGGATTAGCTAGACCAAATTTGCCTGTGATTTCTTTTGCAGTTACAGCATTACCTTTAACCAGGTGATTGATTAATTTCTGTGTTGAACTCATATATTGCTCCTCAAATTGTCGCTATTTAAAATGATCTTTGTAAAAGCGCGACTTATTTTACTGATCATAGTATCATTATATACTATTAATGAATTAAAGTACAATCTTTTTTTCATTATATTAAATTATATTCCGCTACAACAGTTTTAAACATAGGTGAATAGTCTTCAATATTAATTTGCTGAACACTGTTCCCACTATTTAGATCTGCTACTTCTGATTCTGTAGGGATTGGAAACCCATAAATTCCCATAGATATCTTATTTTTAGGTTTAATCAACCAGTTAGGATATCCAATCTTAATGCCTTCTGTTCTTACTTGTATTAACGCATCATGATATTCTTTCATTTGACTTAAAGTAATCTCTGATGCTGTATGGTTATACCGCTTGATAACTTCACATATATAGCGCTTTTGTACTTCTTTCAATTCTATAAATTTAAACATTAACTAATCCTTTACCACGTATTTAATTGCTGAAGGCGGAATCCAATATTTTTCATCTTCAATATTTGTAGTATATTGTTTATACTCATTTATCCAGAATCCATATCTAAACTCAACAATATTATAAGCTTCAGTCCAGTATTCCTCACCATTAAAATTAAATTTACACATATGACTAGCCATAATGTTCTTCCAATGTATTTTCAATAAGTTTTATAGTTGAATCATTTAACATATCAGTCATATTCACTCCATGGTGAAATATAGTAATAATACCTATGAGCGTGGAGGAGTTTATCCCCTCCATCTCACATTCTACTTCAAACGTGGTTCCTAAAACATTGACATCAACTAACATGATTAGGCAGCTTCCAGTAACTTAGTCACTGCCTTTTGTTTAACTTCAGCTCCTCGACCAAACCATGCATTTTTTAATCTTGCATTACTTGATCTAGCAGTTTCCCAATCAACCAGCTGAGTTACTGCATTTAAAGCACCCCAAGCAGTTCCTTTTGAAGACTCTAAATCAGCTCCGATACCTTCACCATTATATAAGGCTAAAGCGCGTTGTACTGTTGGAGCATTTTGATTTTCTTCAACACCACCAAAGATTTGTCCAAACACATTCAGTGCTTGTTTAGATGACATTTTGACATTTGCTAGAATTTTTGAAGTTTCTTCAAATGTTTTAAATGCTTGATTATAATTTGATAATTGTTCAAGCAATATTGTTGGATTATACACAGAGTTGTGTCTAATTGTTGCTTCAGCTTTTTTTCCACCAGTAGCAACTTGCAATGTATTATTACATACAACACGTACTGATGTTAATCTTGCTTGAGTTGCTAATGTACCGTCAGCAGAAGATGCTAGTAATAAGTATTGGTTAACTTGATCACCTGCAATATTGAATTCGCCATCCATTTTAGCTAGTGCCCAGTAGTTTGCACCATCGCGTAGTACACCTGCAGTTTCTAGATTAGCTACATTTCCAACCATATCTCTAAAGAATTCTAATACTTCTAATGGTTGAACGATTTTGTACTTGTCTGAAACAATACCTAGTGGTTGTTTTGTGTCTTTACGATACATAACATTTTTACCAGTGTAGGTTAGAGTGTCTTCACCATATTGTATAGGTGCAGTTTCTAGTTCAAAATCTAATCCAGATTCCTTTGCCCATACTTCAAGTGGTGCATCATAGGTTAATTGTTGTCCAAGGCCGTGCCATGGTGTTTCACCTACATATGCCATTGCACTTCTACCGTCGATCATTGTTGCTATTTCATGTGCCATAATATAATTTCTCCTCAATTGTTAAACAGTTAATATAACCATTTAATATAATAATTATACACCGAATACTAATTAAAGTACATAATTAATTTAACTATTTTCAACTATTCTAGAGAAATCATTAACTTTTTCAAATCTTATATTGTTTTGGAATTTATCTAGAAGGACATCGCCTTTATGAGAGATCACAAAGATGTTTGAGTTTTCACCCAATTTATCCATGACAGATAGGAAGTAATCTGTTCCAGCAACATCTAGACTTGAATCAAAAATCTCGTCTAGCAGTAACAGATTCGTATTGACAGAGTTTTTCATTTTAGCGATTTGTCTCCAAGTGAATAATATGGCTAAGTCAATTCTCATTTTCTCACCTTCAGAGAAGGAAGCATATGTAAATTCATCTCTGTATCTGGACTTAATCACTTCATTAAAGTTTTCATCTAAATCAAACTTAACAAAGAAATCCATGGCTGATAGGTACATATTAATTAACTTATTCATAGCGGGTAGGTATTCTTTAATAATAGAAGTTTTAATACCAGTATCTCTTAGTAAAGATGATGCTATATCTTGAAGATTTCTTTTCTTTTTAATCTCCATACGGTCATTATTTAATTCTAATGCTTCTGATGCATATGATTTTAATGTAGACTTTTCTTGCTCAATATTACCTTGATTTGAATTAAGACTAGCAATTTCATTTTGCATATCTGCATTTAGTTTATTTAGTATTTGTACTGAAGTATTTTCAGTTGATACTTCAATATTCATATCAGTAATCTTATTAGATATATCTTGCATGACTTGTAATTGATCTGTAAGTTTGTCTAATGCACTATCTAACATAGTTAATTTTATATCATATTCTTGTTTATTAATAGTTAATTTTTCAATAATAGAATCTTTATGTTCATGTTGGATTCCTTGCTCACATGATGGGCATACTTCATTATTCTCAAAGAAGTTTATACTTTCATCAATCGTTGAATTTTTCTGTTTAAGTTTACTAGAATTATTCTTACAAGAGTCTATATCTTTTATTATAGTTTCTTTAGTTTTAATACTATTCTTTAATTCAGTTATTTGTGAAAGTAACTCTGTAATATGATTTGATTTTTGTTTAATGATATTATTGTTTGCTTCTATTTTTTCTGTAATACTTTTTACGTTTTGATCTTTAGTATTAACTAACGACTCAATAATTCTTTGTTGTGCTGTAGCTTTAGCTTTAATGCTATTTAGTTTTATTTCTTTATCTTTTAATTCTTCTTTTGTTTCAATGATTTTATCTTTTAGAATAGTATTCATTGTAGAGAATACTCTGATATCCAAAATATCTTCAATAACTTCTCTGCGTTGGCCACCTGGTAGTTGCATAAATGGGACAAAAGAAGCTGATCCAAGAATAACTACTTGAGTAAATGTTTTATAATTGAGTTTAAGTATTTGTTGTTCTAATACTTTTTGATAATCTTTAAGTGCGGCATCTTGATTAACTAATTCATCATTACAATATATTTCAAACGTATTAGGTTTTATTGCCCGTTTAACTTTATATGCATTAGGCCCAATAGAAAATTCAACTTCAGCTTCACATTGTTTCCCATTAATAGAATTGATTAATTGATTCTTATTAACATTTCTAAATGGTTTATTAAACAAAGCAAAACATAATGCATCAAGAATAGTAGATTTCCCTTCACCATTCTTACCTACAATTAATGTTGTACCGTGGTTATTTAAATTAACTTTACTACCTTGACTACCAGTAGAAAGAAAATTCTTCCAAAATACTGATTTAAATACTATCACTAACCGCTTTAGCTAATTGAGCAGCAACATTTCTAGGCAAATTTAGCACAATATTGCCATGACCTTGTGCATTGTGTACTACAATTTGTAATACCTGTCCTGTTCCTTCAACCGTTGCTAAAAACTTATCTTCTTTTATTTCATGTAACATAACTTTCTCCTATATTGACTCATGATGTATTGCTTCAAGATATAATTCTTTCAGCACTGTTTTAATTTCTTCTTTATTTTCTGTGGTGTTTACCGAATCCACATAATTTGATAATATACTGAGGGTATCTTCAAGATTAATTTCAGTAGATATTTCTCCATTCTCAAACTCTGAGAAGTCTTCAATAATTTTAATGTCATGTGCGCCTCTTTGATATACATTATTCATAAACAAATCAAACTTATATAGATCTGTTTTATTCACTACTACAATCTTAACATACTTATCAGTTAAATCTATTTCAGATATATCAATGACTTCTTTATCTAAATCATCATAGACTAATTTTTCATGTATGGTATATGGATTTTGAATAAAAGATAATTCACGAGTTTCTGTATCAAACACAGAAAACCCACGAGGATCATTATAATCTTGCCATGTCATTTCTGCTGGTGTTCCAACGTAAGTAATATTTTCTTGTTTAGATCTTGTATGATAATGACCCGAACAAACTAATTCATACTTAGCAAACATATCATGAGACAGTCCATCTGATGCTGTATGCCCACGATACATTGGAAATCCTGCTATTTCAAAATGACCAAAACACAAATCTGATTTAGATTCATCAATGAACTTAAATACATCTTCTTCATTCTCTTTACAAATCCATGGAATCAAATCTATTTTTGTACCATCAATATCTATTATAACAGGTTTATCAATTAAAGTAAAATTATATTCTCCTAAGATTAAACCGCTTGAGCTCACTGAAAGTGATTCTTTCCAAAATATATCATGGTTACCTAAAAGCGTTGTAAAACGTATGTTTTTTCGTTGTATTTCATCAAAAAAGTAGCGTTTTACCTCAGAAAGTGTGTTAAAATTGATGAATTTTCGTCTATCAAACAAATCACCTAATTGTATTATTTCAGTAATGCCATGTTCTTCTAAGTATGGAAAGAAAGTATTTTTATAGAATTTCTCAAAGTAATCATGGAATTTGCGTGAATCATTCCGCGCGCCAAAATGAGTATCGCCTAAAATAACAAACTTAGTCATTAGGGTTTGTATCCTCTTCTATAAAGTTATCTAATAATACTGATGTTATAGGTTTTTCTTTTTTCTTTCTTTGCCTTTCTTCAAACTTAGAATCAAATGTACCATTATCTTGCATAAATTCTACAAAGCTATTAGAGTAGTCTTCGTTTCTATCGTGGTCTTGAACTATAAATTGTTCTTGTGTATTATCCCTAACTAACTTACCTTTAATATATGCTTGTTTCTTTTCTTTTTCAATACGACGTAAATAAGCAAAGTAAATTATTTGGGTAAAATATGAAAATGGATTTGAAGATTTTTCAGGATTAAAGTTATCAAAGTACGCAATACAATTCTCAATACCATCAAGAATCATATCATCTTTATATGAATAATTAATAAAGTTAGGCCTATTAGAAAGCTTACGTGCAATCTTTAATATACATTCACCTAGATAATCTGGAATTTGTGGTTTTTCATCACCGCTATTTTCCGCATCCAAACAATCTTTTTTATATACTATAATAGCTTCTAAAAATTCTTTATTGTTTACGTAATGTACTGGTTTTTTCTTTTCTTTTTTTTCTATTGCCATAATGTATTCTTTCACTGATTTAATATATTCATTATATAATATCTTCTATTTAAATGACAATTAATTTATTATTTAATTTATAAAAAAATAATTGTACAAAAAATCTAATTTGTTATATTATAACTGTATTGGGTCTTTCAACTTAATCACTAAAGTATATCTAATGTATAGTCTTTTTAGTTGGGTCCACTAGATTATCCATTACATCAACAAATTCATCTACTGAATATTCTTCTGTGTTGGAGTCTGAGGAATTTTGATTAGGTACTATGGTTTCAATTGCTGTATTAATTCTATCAACAACACCTTGTATATCTTCCATTGTATCATTATTAGTAGCTTGTTTATCTGCATTTTGAATAAAATCATCTACTGCATCATGATATACTCCAACATAATTAGAATCCATATCTTTAAATGATACAACATGATTCTTCTGGAAAGTAAATTCATCATCAGCAGAGAAGTAACTATATGGAGCAAGTGTAACCGATTCAATTGGTTTATTACCAACAAAACGTTGCACTAATTTAACTACCATGGGAAACATAGTAATGAGTTGATATTCATCTTCATCTAAGACGGAGCATAATACCTCTTCGCCGGTTACTAACTTCAATACTGCATAGGTATCTCTTATCATAAATTAATCTCATGTAAAGTATAATCAAATTGTTCTTCAGAATATATTTTAAGACGTTCTATAAAATGATTGAGTGTATGATTACGTTTAGATTTATATTGCAAATTATCTGATATATCGTACAACGTCAATTTATCTTTACCATCCTTTAATCGTAATCCTCTACCGATTGATTGTAGATTGCGGATCTTAGATTTAGTAGGTGAAGCAAATATAATATTCTGTATACTTGGTATATTTATGCCTGTAGAAAAGGTAGCATATGAAGCAACAATAATAGTATTTGAATCAGTCTCAGTTTGATGACGTATATCTTCTCTGTCTAGGGTATTCACCCCACCATGAACATAATGTACCGTTTTATCTGGTGCTTTTTCTTTAATCATATCATACAAAATCTTACCGTGTTTTTCTACAAATTGAAATAAGACTAAAGTATTGCCTTCTGATTTAATAGCAAGATTGCGTATAAATTTATTTCTTGGTTCATGAGATATTAAAAATTGCATTTCTTTTTGATAGTCAAGCTCTTTAACTATTTTACATAAAGGCTCAGAATATTTTATAGTTAAACATTTAATATCAATATTCACTACCTTCCCAGTTTCCATCAATTCTTTTGTGGTGATCACTCTGTGAATAGGACCAAATAAACCTTCTAAGGTAAGTTGACTGATTTTTTTACTATCAATAGTTCCTGTGGTACCAATTCTATACTTAACATCTTTCATCTTTTCCATAATAGAAATGAGAGATATGGCTTTAAATTGATGAGCTTCATCCCCAATGACTACATTAAAATTATCAAACCATTGTTTAGGTTGTTTATAGATAGACTGCCAAGTAGTAATCAGTACATTATGAGACACTTCTCGAGTAAATCCAGAATAAAGTTTTTGGCAGTGATTTTTTACGGTGAATTCATTATTAGTAGAATAGTCTTCAAAATCAGAATAGAGTTGTTCAACAAGAGATGTAGTAGGCACAACAATCATACACTTTCTACCTTCTTCAATATGCCATCGAATTAAACAATAAATCATAAACGATTTACCTGAAGCAGTAGGAGATAGCAAAACAGTTCTATTTAAGTTTAATGCAGTAGTAACAGCTTCTACTTGATAGTCTCTTGCTGGAATAGGTTCACCTCGAGCATGCATATCTAAAGATTTAATCCAACTATCAATATCAGGAACTTTATAATCGTTGTGTTCTATCGGAGTTGGAAAGTCATCATTTGGAATAAATTCTACAGTATAATTAGCCCGTTTTGCAAACTCTAAAACATAATTATATAACCCTACATAAAGTGTTTTTCTAAGTAGACTATAGAGCCTGACGCGTCCATCCCAGATTCTTGCTTTAAACTTAGGAGTGAATTTAGCACCAGGTACTTCATACGTAAAGAATGATTCTAGTTCTTGTTCACAATTAGGATCAGAATAAATTCTTAGATGTACTTCAGATATTTTTTCGATTGATAGTTTCAATTACATTCCTGCTAAAAAGGACTTCCATGCTATACCGTTTTTAATTTGCCAATCTCTGGCTTTAATTTGATTGAGAATAGAATCCAATAGATATCCCATAGTTTCAAGATATTCTAATCTAAGATTGAGATCACTTAAATCCTTATCACCTTGTAAGAATTCATCCATTTCATTTTTAAGTGGCTTGTTGTACTGCCAAGGTTCCCATCCAAGAGATACTAATTCATCTCTAGACATTTCACCTCGGTAATATCTAAACTTATTTTTACGTAATATATTATAATCACCACGTATTTTTGTTAGTTTGAGTTTGACGTTGATAATAAGCTTAACGTATTTTGAGTGTAGGTTTGGGGTATGAGTTGATGCTTCACCTAAATGATTATCATCTATCTGACAATCCCGTTCCCATTCTTGCTGTATTTCTTCAATATTCATAATGTTCTCGTTACTTCATTCAAATTTATATTATATCACATATTTGTATTAAAGTACATAGTTTTTAACCAAATTCGTAATATGAATACCTGAAAATTGCATTACCAACTAAGTACTGTACATCTGCTAAATTAGAACCAAACTGTAATGAAGCTAAAGATACTGGATACAAATCCCTAAATTGTAGAGTTTGTACTACAGTATTATTAGCAGACAATATTGCTAATGAACCATCTGAAAAGTTTTTAGCAGATTCACTTTTACCTAACTGAGTATCTGTAGCAATAAAATTTGAATATTCTTCGTAGTTTTCTGGGAAACCTAACCCTTTCATCCAATCGTATAACGCTTTATAATTAGACATAGTATCATCTACTAAAAAATTAACAATCAAATCACCGTATGTTATAACAGTATCAGGAATTTGCATAACTGATAGTGGAGTAGGAACTGCTATAGAACCTAATGTTACATCAGGTAATGTTGCTTCTTGGCAAAAGTAACTAACTGAAGGTAATTTAGAAATATCTAATTTAAATCCAACAGGACTTAATGGGTTTATTGAATCGGGTACTGGACATGCTGCCATTTTTAATGCCTCATTATTGTATACTTATTATTTATAATAATTTTAAGTATCAGTATTAGTATTTTCAGTGACTGGGATTTTAGCAAGTTTAAGATCTTCAATCAATTCGTCTATTGGCTTATCGCTATACCGATTATCTCTCAACCAGGCTGCTCTTACATATAAATCGTCATATTCATTCATCATATACTTATTTATAACAATAAAAAAAGGGAGCCGAAGCTCCCTTTTAAATACAACCGTAATAAGATTAACTTATCAACGTAATAAGATTTCCTTATTACATCAAATTTGCAACCTTGACTGTACGATAGTAGTAGTTCTTACCTGCAGCTAAGTTATCTTCGCCTGTAGTAGCATCATCAAGATTAACGAATGGGTTAGCAACTAAACCATAACGTGTTTTAAATCCGATTTTTGGTTGGAAGCTGTTAGGATCTACAGCACGAACCATTTGTAATGGAACATACGGACAGTAGAATAAACCAGCGTCAAATGCTGAAGTACCTTTGTAACCAACAGTAAAGAACTGTGTAGCACCTTGGTTAGCTGAGTATGGATCAACATAAACTTTATATTTACCGTTTAATACACCAGCAAATGTTGTTGAAGCTTCGTCAACATTCAATGAAGTAGAAAGAGCAGGAGCGTAATCAAGAACGCCAGCCATTGCTAATGCAGATGCAACATCTGATGAACAAAGGATGAAGTTACCACGGCCTCTACGAGTTTGTTGTGCAATCGCATTTGCTTCACGTTCGATTTGGAATAGTAAGCCTTTGAATTTTTCAACAGACCATCTACCATTTGAATCAACGTCTAAGTCAAAAGTACCTTGAACAGCAGTACCAACAGCAGCACCAGCTTTAGAAGTTTTGTACACTGTACGAACAACTTCACGGTTAATTTCAGCAAGAATTTCTGTAGAAAGAATATTGCTTAATTCACCTTCAGCATCTAAACCATGAACTGATTTAAGATCTTGAGCTAGTTCGATTGAGTACTCAGCTTTAAGAGCACGTGTTTTAGCTGTTACAGAAGTTTTTTCGATTGAGAATGCCATAGCACCGAAAGAACCATCGCCTGTACCACCTTGACCAAGTCTTTCACCAGCTGCTGTAGTTAGACCAGTACCTGTTGTATCAGTACCTGATGCTGGGTTAGAACCTGCATGTACACCAGTACCAGAGAAGTCTGTATCAGCTTCGTTGAATAGAGCTTCGTCACCGTTTTGTGTAGCATAACGTGATTTCATTGCAAAGATAAGGCCTGTAGGTTGTGTCATTGGTTGAACACCAGCGATATCATAAGCAATCATTTGTGGCATAGCACGACGTACTAAAGAGATAAGAACTGGATCAAAACCAGATACTGTACCTGTATTAGCACCAGCTTCACCACCTAGTGCGATACCTGTACCACCAGAGTTACCTGGAGCAGCTTCGAATAGAGCATGTGATTGCTTTTGCATTTCACGTTCTTGGTTTTCTAAAAGTACTGCAGTTACTTCTTTACGATATTGGTCCTTAATCGCTGGAGCACCTTCGTGTTCTAGGATTGGAGCCCATTTTTTTAATAAATCTTGTCTTGATGACATTTTATTTTCCTTTATTTAAGATAGTTAAGTGTATTAACATATTGACTCATTGATCCATTAAGTTTAACTTCTTCCTTAATAGTTTCAATAGGCTCATCTGTTACTACAGAATTAACATTTGTAGTTGATGTTTTACCTGTGAAGTAATTTTCACGGATAGTCTGAACCTTTTTCTCAAAAGTTTCTGCATCTTCAAAAGTTAGTTCTTCAGCTAGGCCAAAGAATTTTTCTTTTTCTGTTTCTGTCATATTAGAAGCAGTTACTGAAAGAATTTCCTTACGAGTAGATTCGTTGATAACTTTGTTAAGTTCAACGTTTGCAGCTAACTGTTCGTTTAGTTTTTCTTCTAGATCTGCTTTATCCTGTTCTAAAGAACCTAATACATCAAATTTTTCCTCAGGAATATCGATATAGTGTTCTTCAAATAGTCCTTTTAGACCAGAAACGAAGCCTTCAAGAATCTCAGACTTCATACCATTTTCAAGGGCGATTTCATTATTATTAATCCACTGCTCAACTACGTAGTTGAGGTATCCATCAACTTTTTCAACAAGTCCCTCTTTATTATCAGCTATAGCTTCTTCAAGCTCAGCTGCAAATTCTTCTTCAAGACGTGCAACTTCAGACTTAACACGTGTTACAATAGCTGCTTCAAAAATTGTAGCTGCTTTTGTCTTGAATTCTTCAGAAAGATCTTCACCATTAACTAATGCAGAAACATCTTCTGCAATATCAAATGTAGAGTATTCTTCATATTGTTCTTTCATACCTTTCTTTTTATATTTCTCAGCCTGGGTTTCATGATAATCTCGCGCCTCAGAATGTGCTATATCAGTACCATGATCTTCTTCATTTGCTGGATGAATATGGCGTTGCGGATGTTCTTCTGAATCATAATGAAAATTTACGGCTTGATCATGATGATTCGCCATGTGTGAATGATACCCATGCTTGTCACCTTTTTTCAAAGCTTCCTGTGCTTTTTTCTTATAACCAACTATTTCCTCAGAATGTCTGTTAAATTCTTTTGCTGCTTTAACTTCTTTTCCAATTGGACTTTTGTAACCCTCATAATCATCCTTATTTGTAGATATAGGGTCATGCTTAAAGTGTGCATTCTTACCACCTCCATCTACTGCTTCATCTAGTTTTTCTTCATCTTCTTCATCATCTTCTTCGTCTTCGTCATCACCATTTTTCTTAGCAATAGCTTTTTTTAGTGCTGGTGGCATTTCACCTTCAGCAACAATTTCAACGTCGTCTTCTGCATTTTCAGCAAAAGCTTCTGCTTCAATTTGAGTTTCGTCTTTATTAGACTCCGCTAAAATCTCTGCAATCTTTTGTTCGATAGACATGCTTATCTCCTATTTTAAGTATCTTTAATAAGATATTAATATTATTTATAATTATTTAATTTTCTTAAGAAAGTATTGAAACATTCTTAACTTCTGTTCTTCTAGATTTTTTAAAGAAGTCTTACGAATAATACTTTGAACTTCTTGTAAATCTTTTTCCACAAATTTTCCATCGACCATAACCCACTCTTTTGACTCCATAACACCTTCTACAAACGCATTAGGTGCAGACGGATCTGCAACAATATCTGCTGCAGTTGCTAGAGTAAAATCGTTTTGAACCATTGAAACACCACCTTTAGATGTAAGTGAACCCATACCACGAGATGAAACTCCAAGAGTTGCACCTTCATCAATAAGAGACTTAACAATTTTTCCATAAGGAGTGTCCATAATCTTAGCTTTACCGATAAAGTTATCACCTTCTCTGCGTAAAGATTTAATCATATGAGATACGCGATCTAGATTAATTGTAGGAGAGTCTGGATGTCCAAGCTCACCAAAAGCACGGTTCTTTGCTACATATTCTTCATTATATCGTTTAACTTCTTTATCCAATATTTCTGTAGGATAAACACGTCCATTACGATTCTTTAAATTTGATTGAAGGAATACGCCCTCAATAAAATATTCTTTTCCTTTACCTAGTTTTTCTTCAACTAGATATTTTACCTCTTCGGTATGTTCTTTTATTAGCTTCATCGATTAACTCCCTACTGCTGTTTCGTCATCATAGATACTAAATTGAGCAGTTTCAATCTTATTAGCGTATCCAGATATTTTACGTAATGTAAAATACGCTGCTACATTTCCAGTAACAGTTATTACAATATCTGATGTATTATTAGAAGATTCTGAGTATCCAGCAGCAAATAACATTTCATCACTACCAGTACAATCAACAACCATAACATTAACAGAATTTCTAACAATTGTCATAGTTGAAGCAGTATCTCCAGCCCATTGTATTGCACTAATATTAACGGTTTGTGTAACACCATCTAATGCTTGAGTTGCAGGTAATAACGTTGATATATCAATTGTACCAGAATCGTCTGCTCCAGATACTTTAACGACTGCTTCGGTATCGTTTAATTTAAGTGTTGTTACGGTAAGTGCCATTTATTTTTCTCCAATTTTATTCAGTACATGTACAAAGTTTTCTTTAGTTTGCCTCATATACTCTATTACTTCTGAATGTGTTTTAAATAAATCACTCAATTCAACTTGAGTCGATTTATTAATAGCTATAGTGTTATCATCTTCAAGTATGTAATCAATCTTACCTTCAATTATGGTATCTAATTTATTTAAACTACGAATCTCTTGAACTACAGGATCAAGTGTAAATATTTTAGAAGACGCTAATTCTAAGTATGATTCTATTAAGGTATCTGTTACTTTAACATTGTGATACTTGTTAATGATAGTCACTATTTTATTTTCTGATAACTCTTCATATATTTCAGTTCTTATTTCAGATTCTAAAGATTCTGTTTCATATTGTAATTTAAGACTATTTCTAGCTTCAGATATCTCAGTACAGTCAGAAAGAACTCCATCAATAAGAATTTGGTCATCCTCTGTTTTTTCAATCAGATGGCCATTAGATCTTAATTGTTCAACTATCTTATTACCAGATATGCCTTCAGATAGCTTTCTATTAAATTGGTTAAAATACATTATTATTTATTAGCTAATGTTGATTTAATTTTATCAACATGTTCTTTTTTGCCATCAATATAAATCTTAAATTTCCCACCCGCACGTGCATTACGAGAAGTTCTAAGCCCATGTTCAGCCCTTTGCCCATGAGGAATTGAATCATTATGAGCTTTAACATGTGCCATAATTTTATCATGATGTTCTTTACTATCAGCACTAGCAATATGTCTAGTGCCTGCCTTAATTGCTGATTGGGTCTCTGCAGATGCACCGCCGGTGGCTCTAAAGTTATCTAGGTCTTTTTTGCGTCGAGCAGCAGAAACATTTAGATGATGTTGGCCCCTGTCAATTTCTGCCTGATGTTTAGCTTGATGTTTTTTAAGGCTGTCTGAGGAGTTTGCCGCAAACATACCATGATCACGCTGTGAGGTGTGATGTTTAATGTGATTTTTTATGTCCCTTTCAATTTCTTTTCTAGTTTTTGGATCATGATCCGCATCCATAAATTTTTTATCATTTAATGCTGGGTGTAGCTCTTCAGTTGTATATTCAAGATCTTCAATGAACATATCTTCATCTTCAAATGTAGAGTATTCTTCATATTCTTCATACTGTTCTTTCATACCATTCTTTTTAGTAGCTGTATTAATACCTTTAGTTCTTCGTTTAATTACAGCGTTAGCAGCCCTACTACTTTTTCCTAACTCTCTTTTATAATCATCATCAGTACCGTCCCAATATGCGCTTGCTCGTTCTTTATCTATTGTATCTTTGTAAGCATGGGTATCTTTCTTATCTTTTTTTGCTTTGTCAAGATAAGAAGATAGTGTACCTTTAGATAATTCATCTAATTGATTAAAGTCTTCAGATTGCATGAAGTCTTGGATATCTTCAATTGAATAATCTTCAATTGAATAATCTTCTGTTCTAAGCTTATTTATTTCATAATCAGAACCACCACCAATTTCATCTGAATGTTTATTTTTTTTAATCCAATTATGGACCTTTTTATGATCATTATGTTTTAGTTGAATTGTTGCATTCCCTTCTGAATCTTTATAGTCTTTAACCTTAGCACTCAGTCCTGACTTAACTGCCCTCTTAACCATCATATCAACATGCTTTTTATGATCTACTTCCCCAGCATCGTAATGTGGTGCCTGATGTTTAATTTCATACGAAGCTTCATCTAGTTCTTCATACTGTTCTTTAAACATACTTTGTGCTAAATCTTGTCTCATACCATCTAATTTATCAGAAATACGCGTTGATAATTCTGTATTAAATGCTGTGTCGATAGCCATTGAATTTCCAGATTCTATAGCATCTATTAAATTCTTTACTCCGTTTGACATAACTATTCTCCGTTTGGTTGTGTACTATCAGGTTGGTCTGCTTGTTGTTCTCTATCTTGTTGCTGTTGATCTAGAGCTTCTAAGTCAGCCATTGCTTTTCTTTCAGTTTCAATCTGTTTATCAATATCTTTAATATCATCTTCAGATTGTTTTAATATATAACGCCTTACATAATCCATTGAATAGAACTTACCTAAATATGGTTCAACTCTTTGTAAGGTTTCCATTCTACCATTTAATACTTCTGCTTCTTTTAATTCAGAGAAGTGATTATCTTCTTGGAAATCAAATCGTATATCTTGTACAATTTCATCCCATTCATCCGCTCTCATAATACCTTTAACAACTAATTGTATTTTAAGAGTGTCTAAAAATACTAAAGAAAATCTACGTCTAATACGTTCAATAAACTTATTAAATTTAACTTCATCTCTTGTTATTTCATTTGATCTACCAAGACTGAACCCTTGTTGTGGTTGTAATCTTGAAATAGGTACATTTAATGCTTGGTATAATTTAGTTTGGAAGTATTGAATATCAGAAATTTCTCCAAGGCTTTGTCCACCTGGTAATGTAGTAATTTCTGTACCTTTGCCACCTTCTCTACGAGGCATCCAAAAATCTTCCATCATACTTAAATGTTTACGATCATCTCTTACTTCGCCAGTAGTAGCATCGTAAACTACTTTATTTCTAAATTTATTCATAATATCGTTGACATACTGTTCTGCTTTCATCTTAGGAAGGTTACCAACGTCAACATAGAACACTCTTCTTTCTGGTGCCCTTGAAACTCGATAGATGACTAGAGCATCTTCGATCATTTTTAATTGATTTACTGGTTTAATTGCTTTATGTAAATGACCTAACATCATGTTTGTGTTAGAATCAGATAAACCAGAAGGAGCATAAACTACAGAATCTAAACTGAGCTTAACACCTTGTGTTGTATTTTCATTAATGCCTTTATCATGATAGACATAGTATTCTTCAACAGAAGCTACTACTTCTACACCTTTAGCATTCTTTTCTTTTTTAACATTTTTAATCTTACGGATTTTTCTAGGATCTACGTATCGTAAATCAGCAATCCCTTTTTTAAGATTATTTTCATCTAATAATATGTGATAATATAGTCTACCATCAACATACCATGACCTAAACATGTCATGACCTTTTTGGTTAAACTTATATAATTTTAATACATTTTTAAATTCTTCACGAATTTTATTTTTAATAGATTCAGATAAGTCAACATCATCTAATACAACTTCAACAGGAGATTCGTCTGAATTAGCTACAATAGATTCATTAACAATATCTTCAATTGCATTATCGCAATCAGAGTATTGTGCAATTTCACGGTATCTTCTTATTAAGTCATTTTCGTTCTTAATAATACCTTCAATGTCAACGGTCATGCCATAATATCCGGCAGTACCTGATGTCATCATAGTTGAACCGTCATCAACTGAGGGAGCTACAATCGCTCCCTTAGATTGAATCTCTTTTTTCTTCTTTATCTCGAAGCCAAATATTTCCATAATAAACCTTTTATAATAAATCCACTACTATAGAGGTAGTGGGAATGTACCAATTGGAGTATCTACTGATACATTAACACCAAAGTCAGAACCTTGAGTTGATGTATTTGAAGTCCAGTAGTTGTATGTCCATTCGATATCAAATGTTTCAATAACGTTATTTGCGTCATAGTCAAGTTGTACTGGAGAGATAGCTGTTGGATAAGCATCTCTAAATGTGTACGACTTAATAGCAGCACCATTTCTATCTAACTGAGTTACCAATAAATCTACTTGATAATCAGTTGGATTAGTACGACCATCTGTTTGACTGTGATTCATAATACCGTCTGACCATTGCTCTAATGCATTTCTTACTGCAAATGATACATCGTTATATACAGTAATTGCCCAAGGTATAAATGTTCTTTCGCCTGCAAAGTTTACTTGCCGTCCACGATAGAAGACCTGAGTATTATCTATTGTAGAGGCTGGCAATTGAGCAGCCTTACAAAGAAACTGAGATCTAATACCAGTTAGTGAACCAGCAGAAACAAATGAAGGAAAAGATAAATCTACACGGAACTGATTGGGACGTGCTCCGCCCCCTGTCATCTGTGCTTTAAAATCGCTAATATTTGCCATTTTCTTTCCTTTTAGTTACTCTTTATTATTTATATGTTATGCACCAATCTCTTCAAAAGAAACTGAACTTCTTGCAGCAACGAAGTTAAGACTAATGAAGTTAATTGAGCGGGTAGGTTTAATAAAAATATCAGCAACGAATTCGTTACGATCGATAACTTCACCAGTATTATTTGAATCATCACATTTAACTCTGAAATCAGTTACACCACGTCTACCTTGTACATCTCTAAGGAATGGTTCAACTAAATTCTTAAACTGAGCTCTTGTGAAACTGTCGTTAAATTCAAATAACTGGAATTTAGCAGCAGTAGCAATTGCTTTTTCTAAAACAATAAACAGTCTACGTACGTTAATACGATCGAATGCAGATGGTTTAGCTAATAGTGTTTTATCACCAAATAACACTGTACCTTGACCTGGGAAAGCAACAACTGGGTTAACACCTGCTTTATACAGAGTATCTCTTTCAGTTTTACCTGGATTAACAGCTAGTTTAACCACGTTCTTAATTTGACCACGGTTAAGACCACCTGGTGACCACCAAGCATCATTAGTAAAATCAGTTCTAGCACAAAGACCAGCTATGTCACCATTTAATGGAACATATCTATATGTGTCATTGTATCTATCATACTGGTATTTATAACCAGAATCTAAAACAGCATATGAAGATGAAGGTAGAGCATTTCTATATGTAACTAAAGCATTAGCTGCAACAGATCCGCTACCAGTAATTACATCACCAGATAATGTATTTTGTGGTGAAACAAACACTACACAATCTTTTCTAACTTCTGCAACGTTATTAATTACATAAGTTGCAACAGTTGCTGAAGCTTTACCAATTGGAAGCAATGAAATATCATATAATTCATCGTTAGCAAATATAGCATAAGCAGTTTGTAATTGGCCATCAGTAGAAGTTAAATCATCTACACCACCAGTTAATGAAATTGATGAAACTGCTGACATATCTTTAAAGTCATTATTAGCTGCAGTTAATCCCCAATTTACACCAGTACCAGAACCACCTGTTGTTGTAGCAACACCTGTAGTGTGATCCATCCACCAAATATATTTTGAATTTGCATTAATTACATTTTTGTAATAGTTGTTTGAACCATCTGATTTTTTAGCATCAGACGCTTTAGAAACATATGAAAATCTTTCTAAGATAGTACCAGCAGTACCTGTCCATAATCCATCTTCATCAATAACAATGATATGTAATTCATCATTACTACCACCAACTGAAGATACATATTCTGAAGTAGAAGGAGCTGAATCAAATTCTGCTTCATAATTCCAACCAGTATAATCTTGTGAATCTACCATTTCTACTTTAATAGAATTTCCTAGAGCACCTGCAAATTTAGCAGCCCACTCACCAACAACACCAGCACCATTGACATATGTGTCATTGTATTCATCAAAGTTTTTAATTTTAACACCAGCAGTAGCTACAGTAGCAGTACCTTCTGCATCAGTACCAGCAGAAGCATCAAATGTTATTGTTGGAGGTGAAGTGTATCCAGAACCAGCAGTAACTATAGTAATATCACCTACAGCATCACCGTCTAATACACAGGTTGCTACAGCTTGTACACCACCTGAAATATCAGGAGCACTAATTGTAATAGCAGGAGCTGAAATATAAGAATCACCAGGTTGTGATACAGTAATTCCAGTTAAAGCTCCTGTTTGTGTTGCTACTGCATTTTTCGTATTAGTTGAATCTGATCTAACAACTAACAGATTATTTGTATATGATAGGAAGTTAGCTGCGGTAAAGAACGATTGAGCATTAGCTGAAACAGGTTTACCGAATCTCTCTACTAAAACATTCTCTGATGAAATAGTAACTGGATCTTCGATAGGACCCCATTGAAATGCACCAGCAAACGCACCGATCGACGTAGACACTGCAGGGACAATTGAAGTCAAGTCCTGTTCTGTTACGGCTACTCCTGGAGATAATTGAAACGCCATTGTGTTTCTCCTTAATTAATTGAACTAGAGTTACCTCTATATATGTTATTTATATATATTAAAAATTCATTAAAACTTCTTCAGCGGGATCATCTTGACCATCATTTACAAATCCAAATGGGGTCATTTCATCTTCTATTTGTTTAATCTGAGACTCATACATTTCTTGTCTCATATTAACATTATTTAGATCTTTAAAATATGGGTTAGATGTTAACCAACTAAATAAAACTAATGTCATAACTAAATCATCATTATAACCTTCATCGGCAGAATAAGACCCTCTTCTTTCAATAAACGTTGATATTTCAGCAATGGTGTCTGCATCTTGTATAAGTAACTTATTCTCTTCAACCATTGATTTAAAATTGGAACATCCAATTCTTTTTACTTTTTTATCAGTTTGAACTCCTAATTGAGTTTGACCTCCGCCAAAACCACCAGAAATCACTTGACCATTAGAACCTCTATTAACAAAAAGTATATTTTCATACTCTAGTTCACTGTATAATATAGAAGGTACTTGTTCACTAGAGTTAATTTCTATTAAAACGTATGCTGTATTATATTCTTTTGCTATTTTGTGTATAATAGTTGGATATAGCAACGGACTAATTTTATTGTCTCTATATTTTGCTACTTGTACATATGGTACTTGAGATACATCGATAATATTAAATGCAGAATAATCAGCACCAACACCTTTAGCTGTATCAACCACCATAACATAGGTGTGATCTTTTACAGGTTCATCGAATACATCTAATCCATCTTTACTATATTTATAATCTTTAGGTTTTAGCTTTGATATAATATCAGCACTAATTAAAGTTAAACTTGAACCGAGAAAAGTACATAACACTTCTTGGTTATATTTAAGTTCTCCGAGCATATTCTTTTGTTCTTGTGCCCATTTTTCATCTCTACCAGGTATTTTCCAATAGGGTATAAACAATGGAACAAAATCATTCTTACCATTTTCAGCATCATTCCAGTATCTCCAGAAATGATTATATCCTAATGGAGTAGATGATAATAATATCTTTGTTGTTTCACCTGCAGAAATTGTAGGATATACCGAAGTAAAAAACTGTTCCGCTACATTATTTGGTATGATAGCTGTTTCATCAACATATAACATATTAACTGATTTACCTCGAATACCTGAAGCAGATGTTGCGGCAGTAAATACTTTACTATTATTTTCTAATTCAATATCACCTTTATTCCATACTGTAACGCCTTGTTGCATCCATTTAGGCAAATTTTCATACATTAATTGGTATCTACTTAATACCTCGCGTGCTGCTGTGGCTTTGTTTGCCAATATGGCGACCGTTTTCGAATTTTGAAATATAGTATACCATAATATGTACGCAGCACTTGTGGTAGTTTTACCTTGTTGCCGACCTTCCATAAGAATAACTTTACGATTTTCATGTATTACTTTCACCTTTTCGACTTGACACTCATATAATTTAAAGGGAATTAGACCCATATCCAAAGATATAATCTTACAATAATTTTCTATAAAGTAGACTGGATCTTTAGCACATAGAGCATATTCCTCTACATTTTCTTTTGTAAATGGTATTGATACTCCAGCTGATTTTAGCTGAGAGTTACCAAGATATATTTGAGCCATTAAAAGTCATCTTCCCAATTTTCAACAATTGGATCGTCTGGTGTAGTACCAGTAGCAGTATAATTTCTATCTGGGTCAGAAAGATTAGCTAATGATGTAGTAATAATACCTTGCTCATTAACATTACCATAAACATTAGTTTTCATTTGGAAATTTAATGTATGAGTAACGAATCGTCTTGTCTGAAAGTCACCATCATATTCATCGTTTACCATAACTGAATTTAATATAATAGGAACGGATTGTTTTATATTTAAATCAGGTAAAGCATTTACTGACAATGTGTATTCAGGAGTAAATATTGGAAGTATTTGCTCTAGTATTTGCATACCATCTTCTTGTGTTTTTGATATAATATACATACTAATATCAATATTATATGGTGCAGGACTAAATACACTCTTTTTATTACTACCATTTAAATTTTCACAGGTAATTCTATTTAATTTATTTGTTTTTCTTGAAGGATCATAGGCATAACTTACAATTTCAAATGATATTCTTGGTAATGAAACGTAAGTATAGTTATTTAAACCTGGATCACTGTCTAACCGTACTAGCCATTTTTCTTTTGGAGCATAAGCTAAAGGTACTTTAATAGTTTGTTCAACACTATTGTCATCATTTTTTCTTATAATTCGAATATCTGAAAACAATCTGCCAAAAGCAACAATAGATTTTCTAATAGCTTCGTGGTAATAGGTATTATTATTAAGCATTAACTAATTTCTCCAAACGGATTATCTTCCGTAAATAGAACATCTGCTGCTTCTTCTTTGAATGAATTATTATCACCAAATGAATCTTGTGTATCAATATTTAGTATCTTAGCAGTAGCGGTTGCTTGATCGACTGTACCACCACCTGATAAAGTAATGGTTGGAATAGATGTATA